TCTGAAGAACGCAATCAGGCGCGCAGACCGAGACAGCGATCCACACCTCGCGTCAATCCTTCGAGACTTGGCATCCGGTGCGATCGAAGTAGTCGAACGCACGCCCCCCGAAGCGCACGCCGAGGCGGGGGATGCGAAAGCCCTGGTATGGATTCGCAAGAAGCTCGGCTTGCCAGAAGATGCCCAGATGTTCAGAGGGTCGGACACGATTGCGGGAAAACTGCACAACCTGTGCTTTGACGCCCACGGCTATCAGACCTACATCGTCGCGTACAAATGCGATGACAAACAAGGTGAGATTGCAAGGCTTACCGTAAGAGCCGAACGCGCCGAGGACAGAATCAAGGAATTGGAAGCTCGCGTCCCCGCCGCGATCCCCGAGGGACTGTTGGAGCTTCTCAAGGATGCGATGCAACTACTTCACGGGGTAGGAATGTGGAAGCACCAGGACATCGAAGACCAGTGGAGAATGAGCTACAAGGAAGTAGCTGAACGATACGCCGCCCTGCGCGCCTCCCCCTCAGCGCCAAGTGAGGGAGTGAGAGAATGAAGGTTATACCCTGCACGATCTCGCGCGCAAAGGAAATCGTGCGCCTTTATCATCGACACAATCGGCCTCCCGTCTCTGGCCTATTTGCTATGGCCGCCGAGCTTGACGGCGAGACAATTGGGGTTGCTATCGTCGGCCGTCCCGTCGCACGGGCTTTACAGGACGGCTTCACTGCAGAGGTTACGAGGACTTGCACCCTCCCCGGGGCACCGAAAGGTGCCGTCTCTTTTCTCTACTCCGCCTGCCGCCGGGCCGCGTTCGCCCTCGGCTATCGAAAGCTCATCACATACACACTGGCGTCTGAGAGTGGGGCAAGCCTCCGGGGAGCTGGATGGCAGATGGAAATGGAATTGAAGCCACGGCCGGGGTGGGACGCGCCATCACGGAAAAGAGGAGAGGGAACGGTGGATAACGTTGCAAAGCGCAGATGGGCCGCCACAGAGAGATGGCTTGCCAATCTCCAACCCCCAGAGCTGATAAGGGATTCGTGGGCAAGTGATCCCGACGACGACTTCAAGGGAATGTACGGAACTTCGAAGCCTGCCTCAGAAGAATCGACCAATGCCAAGACCCCCGAACCGCCGCAAGGGGAGGCCGGGGCGTGAGGATTCTCGTGGCGTGCGAGTTCAGTGGTATCGTCCGAGAAGCCTTCCGCGCTCGGGGACACGATGCGTGGTCGTGCGACCTTCTGCCTACCGAGAAGCCGGGACCGCACATCATGGGCGATGTTCTGGACGTGCTCGGCGACGGATGGGATTTGATGATAGCGCATCCGCCGTGCACGCATCTTTGCGTCAGCGGGGCGCGCTGGTGGAAAGAAAAGATTTCAGACGGACGACAGGCCAGGGGCGCGGAGTTTTTCATGCGATTTGTCAACGCACCTATTCCAAGAATTGCCGTTGAGAATCCAATAGGTGCCATGTCACGTCTGTACCGGAAGCCAGATCAGATCATTCAACCGTTTTGGTTCGGCAATAGCGTGCAGAAGGCAACGTGCCTATGGTTGAAGGGTCTTCCTCAGCTCGAAAAAACAAACGTTGTGGATCGAGGAATGATCTACGTAGACCCTCGCGGTCACAAGCACGGTGGGGAGTTTACCATTCGAGGGAAGCGCGCCTATTCACCGTTGATGCTCCTTCCAAGGAGTGAAGGCCGCTGGGCGATACGGAGCCGGACGTTCCAAGGCATCGCCGATGCGATGGCTGAACAGTGGGGTTCCCTCCACTCCCCCGAACCGCCGCAAGGGGAGGCCGGGGCGTGAGCGCGACAAAGAGCGAGTTGAACGTCCTGTATTGCGCCTACTATTGGGCTGACAACCCTACCGACAGGACGGCCAAGAAGGCGCTATGGGATGCGGTGCAAAAAGACAGACATGATACAGAGCGCCGTGTCGAGAGGCATTTTGCTAAGAAGCCGAAGGAGGCGCAAAGATGATCGATGCTATCTTATCTTTTCTCAACTCCCCCGTTCCTCGCCTGGTCTACATCCCTCCCAACGACTTACAATACGCTTTCGTTACGCTGGGGGGGATGCTCATCCTAGTCCTCTTTCCATGGGTCGTCTTTTGCGTTGCTATACGGAATGGCATTGACGGCTGGAAAGCGGTCGCTCGCGCCTTCAAAAGGAAGCAACCTCTTCTCTTGAGGAAAATCCTTATCGGCGCGTGGAAACCGCTTCCTTTCTATGATCCCATTAAACAAAAGGAGAATATCAAAGGCTTATGAAACATCTACATCTCATGATGGTCGAGGAGAAAACAAAACAGGATTTCATCGACACGGTGAACTTCGAGCTGTATGACAAGGACGTGTTCTCCGTCAAGTTCCAGCGCAACCTCTACTACACGGGGGTCGGCTCCTCTGACGGCTACAAGGGGAAAACCAAGGGCTTCAAGAAGGTAGCCTCCGGCGAGGTTAAGCTCGAAGAGAGCTTCATTGGATTCATTTGCTATAAGGGAGGAAAATAGCATGATAAGGATTCCCAAGTTTCTCATTCTGGAAAGTACGAATTGCTGCCAGCTTTCTTGTAAGGGTTGTGGCGCTACCCAATCCGACTTCAAGAAGGGCTTCATGGACGTGGCCTTCTACAAGTCCATGGTCGATTCCGCGGCTCGCGACAACCTCCAAGACAAGACCATCATAATGTGCTGGGCAAATGGGGAGCCTCTTCTCCACCTTGACTTGTTGGAGATGCTCCGCTACACCACTGAGAAGGGCTTCAAGACCTACGTCACCACGAACGGGATGATCTGGAACGAATCCCTCTTTCAGTGGATGATGCACGAACCTCTTTACTATCAACATATTTTCTCTCTTGACGGCCTCTGGGACCGCGGGAACATCGAGAAGGCACGGCCCGGCTCGAACGAGGCTTGTATCCGCAATACGATTGAGAGTTTCCTCCTCCTGAAGAAGAAAACCAAATCGAATCTCGACGTTCTCGTCAAGATCGTCGAGAGGGGGCAGGATTTCGCCGAGATCGAAGCCTATATCGACTACTGGATCCGGCAGGAAGGCTTGAATTGCGTCGTCGTGGGAAAGATGCTCTCCACCTTCGACACCGAGAGGATGCGCCTTTTCCCTTGCCAGTATCCCGACGAGACCTTCATGCTCGTCAGGTGGGATCGAACTCCCACTCTCTGCATGTACAATCCCCACATGATGAACGAACAGGCAAGGCCGATGCGCAAGATCGAGTTTGGCGAAAGCATCATCGAGTACTTCAACACCGGGATGTACAAGACCTTCCATGACGAGCAGGCCGAGGGCATCTTCCGCCCGCCCTGCAATACCTGCGGCATTGCCTACACCGGCACCGGTTGGCGCGGCACGATGCGCTTCAGGGATCCCAAACTTCTCCAGCAAACCATCTACACCGGCACCGACTACTACAATTCCTTCTTCTCTCTCGAAGAAAAAGTTAGACCTCCTTCCTGGTACGGCCAGACCAAGTTCATTGAGGATCCCTCTGGACGGGACTGGCTCAAATGAACATTCGAATGAAGATGAAAGATGGAACGATGTTGGAGTTTCTTCATCAAGGGAGACCGGGTGGATCTTATACGAAGAGTCTTCGCTATGAGCCTGGATTTGCTGTTATCACGGATGAGTGGTACAAAGAGACAGCTATTCCCTCAGACTTAATAGCCGTACTGACAACATGGCCTAATAGATGAAAAAGCTGATGCTCACCTGCGGCATCGAAGCGAACGAGACCGGCCCCCGCCGCGAACTCTTCGAGCTGGCTGAATCCACCTTCAAGCCCTACGCCGCCAAGTGGGGTTACGATTACAAGGCCGCCTGGTACGACACTATCAACGCCTCAAAGTGGCCGGGTTTGATCGAAGGACGGACTCCTCTTTGGCGCGGTCACGAACCTCGCACAAGCCCGTGCTGGCTGAAGATTCCCGCCATCGCCGAGGCCCTTCACGAGTACGACTTCGTTCTCTACCTCGACCACGATTGCGTCGTCCTGGACGACTCTGAAGATGTGTTCCCCATCCTTGAGAAGGGAAAGTGGCTCGCCATGCTGGACTCCTTTATCGGCGGTCCCTGTGTCGGCTTCGTCCTCACGAGGCGCAATGACTGGTCTCAAGCCTTCTGGTCAAATGCGTGGTTCATCAACGCCTGGGAGACCGCGACGTGGACTGACAACGGCCAGATCCTTTCCCTTCTCGGCTACACCACGACCGCTCCCGCGATCTGGCTTCATCCGACGCCCTACTCGGAAGGTTTCCAGCGCCTGCCCGAGCCGTGGGGTGGAGTCGGAGCTCCCTATGGAGGGAAGCCTTATCCTTGCGCCAGGATCTATCATATCGCTTATAGAGGAGACCCGGCGTGGAAACTCTCCGTGATGAAAGGAGCCCTTGAAAAGTGGAGAACGAAATGATCCCCGGCCTGATCCACGTAATGCGTGATCCCTCCAGCGTGGACGGTACTGCTATTATTACGGGCCTCGAAAGGCTGTCGCAATACATTCTTGATGCCTCGGGCCGCGGCCTCGTGATGTACGAGATTGGATCCTTCGCGGGAGAGGGCGCTGAAATCTTTGCTCGCTACTTCTCCGAGGTTCACTGCGTCGATCTCTGGGACACGTATCCCCTCACCGGGGCTGTCTCCAAATACACCTGGCCCCAGATCGAAGCCTCCTTCGACGCGAGATGCGCCTCCGCAAAGAATATCTTCAAGCATAAGGGGGACGCCACTGAGGTTGCCAAAACCGTCCCCGATGAAAGTCTCGATTTCGTCTACATCGATGCGGATCACAAGTACGCCTCTGTCATGAAGGATCTCACTGCCTGGGTCTCCAAAGTAAGGCCCAATGGCTTCATTGGAGGCCACGACTATACCTTCTACACAATTGATGTTGTGCGGGCGGTGACTGACTTCTTCCGCTTCAAAGACGACGATGAGATCGTTCTCTTCCATGACGGTTCCTGGCTTCTTCAAAAGATTCCCAAATCGGAGGCAACAAAATGACCCCCCACGACGAGAACCTTTCCCACTTCCACGGGGATGCCTGGATTGCAAAAAAGTCTCCTCTCGACTGGGAGAACTTCTTCTCCGCCCTCCGCGAAACAGGAGGGGCCATCACCTCTGTCGAAGCGGCCCTCTATCACGACTACAAGAGAATGGTTCTTCTCGCCGAGAAACTTCCCGATCAGGTCCGCCTCCGCGAGCAAGCCAAAGCCATCGGTCTCCTCCAGCACGAACGGGGTCTTCTTCGGCAAGCCTTGTCCGCCCTGAAGGTTGAGCTTCTCGCTCAGGTCCGCGGTATCGATGCCTTTATCGGGGCAACGCCCCCGGTCGCCAACGGCGAGGACGACCGTGCGGACAGTGATCCCCCGAAAAAAGGGAAAGGAGGCCTTGGGGACTGAACACGCCCCGTCTTCTCGCATCTCCAGAGGCGTTGCCTCTGACGAATCAAGGGAAGTCTGGCCCCTTGCCAGACACAGGAGTTTTTCTATGGCAAAGACAGTCGTGAAAGGCCTCTCAAAGAATCCCGGGATCGTGAACACTCCCTACGCCCCCGGCTTCTACAAGTTTGAAGTCACCGGGGGAGAAGAAACTACTTCCCGAGCAGGGAACACCATGTTCGTTCACACGATGAAAATCCTCGAAGGTCCTGATCAGGACAGGAAGATCGAAGGCGGCAAGTTCACCGTGCGCTTTCCCATCACCGAGGCGGAGTTCACCGTCGCCAAGCTCAAGGACTTCATCGTTGCCTGCGCCATGCGCGTCGCCTCCGATGACGGCTACGACCCCGCGAAGGCAATCGGCAAGGAAGTCTGGGGCCAGATGACCCTCGGCACCGGCCAGCAAGGCACCCCCCAGGCCCAAGTGAACAAGTTCTACAGCGAGGAAGACTTCCAGGCTCTCGCCAAGCCCTCGGACACGGACGACTGAAGATGCCCGCTTCCTTGTGGCTTACACTTCTCAAGGGGGGGCCGTTCGACGGCCTCCCCACTTTAGAGTTGCGGTTCGAGCAGGAAGACTACTCCGAGATCGATCTCGGTCCCTGTCTCGAAATCCTGAACAAGCTGAACCCTCCTCCGATGCATCTCCATCTCCTCTACGTGGACGGCGCAAACGAGCTGGATCCTCTCCAAAGGTTCCTCGCCCAAGCCGCCGCCTACGGGATGGCCATCTCGGTCGAGTCCTTCTCAGGCTTCATGCCGTGGATGTCTTCCAATCTGATCGGGTGGCGCACCCTCCACGTCGAGGACGACACTGCCATCTCTTCCCCGGTGGAGGAAATCATCTACCACTCGAAAGAGGTCCCCGCCTTCGAGTTCTATCCCTTTCACCACGTGCATCCCCCTCTCATCTGGTGGGATGCGGGAACCTATCCCAATGCTCTCCGGCATTGCCCTCAGGGGATGCGCCTCTGGACCGCGAGAAAAGTTCCTGAAATCCTGCTCTTTCCCAAGGAGGAAACCGAATGAGCGACACTGCCAAACCTGCCCTGCCCTGCAAGCACCTCAATTTCGAGCTGCGCCCCGAGGACGATATGGGTCTCTGCACATGTATCGACTGTGGGATGCATCTCCTTCTCACGAAAGCCTTCAACGGCCTCCAGAGGGAGATGTTCAATACGTACCGCGAGCTGGTTCGCCTTACGGCGCTGTTCGCAAAGGAGAATTGAGGTATGACAGATGCTTGGAAATCCTTTTGGAGGGGACTCCTTTCAGGAGTGCTTGCGGTTCTTGGAACCATTGGGGCGTTCCTTCTCTGGCGAAGGCGCTCTCCCGAAGTTGGATCTCCTGAAGAGATTGCAACAGAGGCAGAGGCGAAAATTGAGGAAGTCCGTCAGGAGATCAAATCCGACTCGGATCAAGCTCTCGCGGATCGTTTCAATTCGCTCGCGAAGAAAGAGGAGAAGAAGGGATGAAAAGGCTTCTCTGCATCCTATTTTTGGTCTTTATGGTCACTGGCCTTCAGGCGGAAGCGACCGTTCTCCCAGAGGGCACAGTGATTTCGAAGCCGGGGACTCCTACCGTTGTCCTTAGCGATTCCCATTTTCTCCTCACTCGGGAGGACATGGAAGTGGCGGCCCTTGCAATGGAAACAGTCCTTATTCGCGACGACCAGATTTTGAAGTTGACCGCCTCTTGGAACGATCTTGCGGGAAAGGTCATCGTCACCGGAGTCGTTGCGGCTGCCGCAACCTTCTTAGCCGTTGAATTGTTCCACGCCTTACGGAGGTAAGATGAAACGCTTTTCCCGAAATGGAATCTCGCTATGCTCTAAATGTGCATTACGCGACAGGCCCCGGGTGTGGGATGAGTATCCTGAAGACGGAACCTGCAACATCGCCTTGGTTGGGGAAAGCGCAGGACAAGTAGAAAGTGAGAGGAAGCGCCCCTTTGTGGGTCCCGCGGGAGGAACCTTGAACATGGGCCTCCACGAAGCGGACCTTCCTCGGCAGCGTCTCTACATTGCAAACCTTGTAAGTTGCCATCCCCCCGACGATGACCTCGACTCTTACGAAGGACAGGAAGCCTTGAAGTGCTGCGCTCCTGGATTCAAAGCGTCGATGGCAAACGCAAAAAAGAGGGGTGTCAAAGTCGTGATGCCCCTTGGAAATAATGCTCAGAATCACGGCTTTGGCATCACGACAAAGATCCACAAATCTCGCGGCTCCGTCTATGAGAAGGACGGGTTCCTTATCATTCCCACTTTCCATCCCTCCTTTATTTTAAGGGGTGCTCGTGAAGAGGAGGGAACATGGATAGGGGACTTTAAGAAAGCGAAGGAAATTGCCTCCACAGGATGGAAACCTCCAAAGGAAAACTTTGATCTCTTCCCTTCTCTGTCTTCGCTCCAACTCTTTGCAGAAGAAGCCCTGAAGTACAAAGGTCCAATGGGTGTGGATCTCGAAACAACAAGTCTCTCTCCCGCAACGGGACGCATTGTCGTCATAGGACTTTCCATTCCCAAGCGCACTATTGTCATTCCCTTTCTAAAGCAATACGGATATGCCTACTGGCCTATTTCTCAGTTGAATGCGGTAAACGCAATAAATGCACGTCTCATGAGGGAGAAGGAATGCATTTTCCAATTTGGAAACGGTGTGGACCTGCCCTTCCTCTTCTATAATCGCTTCCCTGTTTTGAAGACTCCCCACGATGTTTGTATTGCTCATCATGTTATTCATCCGGAAATCCCACATAACCTTGGTTATATCGTATCCGTATACGGCTCGACGCCTTATTGGAAAGATGACATGCTTCTTCGTGAAGAAACAATTCTCCAAATGGAAGACATTAAACTCAGGACTTACAACGCGCGAGACGCTGCGGTCCTTCTTGAAGTCCTTCCAGGGCTTCTTTCTGATCTTGACGAGTTTCATCTTCGCCCTATTTATGAGGAAATCTCCCGTGAGTTGATCCTTCCTTGTCAGGAAATGAACACCAACGGAATGCTTGTTGATCAACCTGCGTTGAAGAAGTGGAAACATTCTCTCGTTGCGAAGAAAGCCTACTACAAAGGAGAGATTCATCATCTTTGTGCCCTTCATGAAGGTTTTTCTCTCACCTCTGACGAAGATTTGCGCCTCCTTGTTTACGGAGCAATAGCTCCTAAGTTCCTTCGCGCCCAGCGCGAAATGGAAGAATATATGGACGAAACTCGCAAGCGTCCCCTGAGAAGGGACACCGCGCGATACAGAGAAATAGGCAGACTTGTCTCCATCGCGGAGTCAACGCATCCTCTCTATCAGACAAAGGGAAAGATTCGTACTACAGACAGCGGAAAATATTCCGTAAAGGAAGAAGTCCTCCTCTCTCGAAGAATTGCTTGCAACAACAGGCTTCTTGCCATAGATGGATTAAAGCAAAAAGATGCCTCTGCCGAACGCAGAGATATTGAGAAGACTTTGAAGTTCTTCGAGCTTCTCCTCAACTTCAACGAAGTGGACAAGCTCATTACAACCTATACGAAGTTCCCTATCTGGCCGGATGGGAGAGTTCACCCCATCTATTCCCCTATGGGAACGAACACGGGACGCCTTGCTTCAGAAAGACCCAATGGGCAGAACATTCCTGAAGAGGCAAGGAAGATTTTCTACACAAAGGGCCTTTTCGTAGGTCCTGATTTCTCGAACCTCGAAGTGCGTATCATTGCTTATGCTTCAGGTGATAAGGCTTTCATAAAACTTTTCAAGAAGAACGGAAACGTGCACGATCAGAATACAATCGATCTTTTCGGGATCGACAAATCTTCTCCCATGTGGGACTTGGCAAGAAAAGCAGCAAAGAAGTATATGTTCGGAGGCAAAAGTTATCTTGGAAGCCTCTACAACATTTATACGAAGATGTTAATCGAGTGTCCTGATCTGAAAATTACTTTCGCCGAGCTGAAAAAACTCGATGCACGATTTGATTCAAAGCACCCTGAGATGATCGCCTATCAGAAGAGAATGCAAGAAATAGGGAGGACTGAACGCCGCGTAGAAAACGGCTTCGGTCGTGTACGCATCCTTCTTGGAGACGACTCTGACATAGAAAGAGAAGCGGTGAATACTCCCATTCAAGGAACAGGGGCGGACATCACAAACAAGGCGATGATCGCAATTTACAAGGAACGCAACAAACTTGGTCTCAAGGCGCGTTTCTGTCTCCAAGCGCACGACCAACTTATGATGGAATGCCCCAAGTCCGAACTCGTTCAAATCAAACGCATCATGAGGAAGCACATGGAAATGACCCATCATCTCTGGGGCCGCGATGTCTCCTTCCCGATTGAAATGAAGATCGGTACGAACTGGGGCGACCTCAAGGAGACGAAATGAAACTTCAAAGTGTCTTTCTTGTGCTCCGAAAAGTATAAAGGAGCCTTGTGGAAGCCCCCCAGCCTCTCTGCTATCAAGGCAAACCCTTCTGGGCCTGCGATACCTTTGACAGGTTCCTCCCCAAGACGCGGGGCTTCCTTAACGACTTCGTTCTTTCTTTGCGGGGCCAGGAGGTTCCCGTAGCCTTCTCTCTCTGGTCTGCGTTGGTTACGCTCTCCACCGCCTTGAAAAGGGAGACGTGGCTCAAGTGGTCTGAAGATCCTCTCTATTCCAACCTCTATCTCGTCCTGGTGGCCCCGGCAGGAATGGCAAAGAAAAGCGTCCCCATCAATCTTGGGTGTCTTTCCCTTTCCGAGATGCCTGACTATTTCACCGACCTCAACATCTCCGCCATGAAACAAATAAGTGTCTTCCGTGACAAGATAACAGGAGAGGCCATCTCGAAGTTTCTCTCCAAGAAGATGCGCCCTCTCCACGTCAACCTCGTCGATAAGCACGGGAAACCTCTCCGTCTCACCAAGGGAGGCCCCATCGAAACCTATCTAAAGAGCGCCGAGGTCCTTCTCGTTGCCCCCGAGCTGGGAACGATGCTCTCCCGGGCCAAGTACAATGAGGACCTTATTACGACGCTCACCAAGCTCTACGACACTGAGAGTCCCTTCGAGAACACCACCGCGGGCGGGGGCCAGAAACGTCTCCCCCGTCCCTTTGCCTGTCTCCTCGGAGGGACGACCCCCTCCGCTTTGCGAGACTCCATCCCGAAGTCCGCCGTCGATGAGGGCTTCCTCTCCCGCCTCATCGTCTGCTACCAGCCCAAGGCAGCGAGCCTCTTTCATCGTCCCCGCCCCATGGACATTCCCCGCAAGGAGATCGCCTCCCGCCTCGCTTGGATTGCTCAGTATACCGCGGGCCAGTGGGACCTCACTCCCGAAGCGGATGCCTTCTACGAGAAGTGGTACATCCGGATTCACACCCACTACGATACGCTCCGCTTCCATCCCGCCCAGAAGTCACGCTTTGCCATCCACGTCCTGAAGGTCGCGCTCCTTTTCAGCGCCCAGCGCTATGAGAACCACCTTGACAAGAAGAAGAGGGTAATTGACCTTCAAGCCGTGAAGGAATCCATCGCCCTCGTGGAGGAGACGATGCAGGTCGCCGTTCCCCTCATCGAGGAGACTGAAGCCAATCCCGCTCAGCGTCTCCAGATTAGGATCTTCAAATACATCTCCGAGAGAAGGAGCGCAACCCGCAAGCAACTCCTCCAGAACGCCCACCTTACCTCTGGGGAGGCCACTGCCATCGTCTCTGACTTGTACCAAGCGGGCCGCATCAGGTGCACCTCCGGAAACGCCCCAACCTTCGACCTGCGCGAATCCTATTGCTCGGTTAAAGACGCCAAGATCAAGGGGAAAGAAGAAAAAGATGAAGCCCTCTCCTGACATCAGGCGCGTCATTGCCGCCTACAAGATGAATGGCTCCCTCCGCAAGACTGCTTCTGTTTTGAAACTGTCATTCTGGAAGACAAGAAAACTCCTGAAGGATTCAGGTTTCGTAGTGAAGCCACGCGGCGGCTTCTCTCATAAGGGCAAGCTGAAAATGAAACCTCGCGGAGGCGCCTTCGCTCGATGGCTCCGGGCGAATCCTGGTGTCAAGCTACCTCTGAATCTTGAAGAGATTGCAACCCTGACTGGATGCTCGAAGAACGCGATCAAGTGCAGTCTGTATCGGTTGAGAAAGAAGGGGAAGAAGATTCCTCTTTTGAGGAAGAGACGCCATCCTATTCCGAACGAATCGGCGCCGACATTAACGCCAGGAACGACTTCCAAGCATCCCCCTGCGAAGCGTACTCCTGCATCTTCATAAGGGTCCTGATCTGGTAGTAGCCGGGCATCCCCACCGGGGGCTGGAACTCAAGCCCTTCTCCCTTGATGAGCTTGTTCAAATCAATCGGAAGCATCCGATTTAATTCGCCCCGTGCCTGCCGAGCGTTATAGTCTTGCCCAATCGAATGGACCAGATCAATAGCAAGGTTGAAGAAGGGTCCTCCTGTAAACTGAGCCGGACTCCATGGCAACCAATCTCGCGCTCTCATCCCTAACGCATATACTCCCGCCGCCATCGCCGTACTGTTTCCAATCCACCTTGCCGCAAATGCCGCCTTCTGCGCAGGTGTTGCGTACTTCCAAGTTTGGGTTACGAACGATACGTATTGCGCCGCAAACGTTCCATACTGGCCGAACATCTTTCCAATAACGCCATGAAAAAGGATTGGTGACTGTTCACGTCTGGGAAGAAAGAGCGCCCTTTCATTCACGGCGTTCGCATAGAGGTGCCGTGCCGAAGCAAGTTTGTTCGTATCCGCCGCACCTGCCATGGTCATCTCTAAAATACGGGAGCTCATTTCGGGACCATAGAGGTTCGTTCCCACATATTCCGCGAAACGTTTTGCGTTATTTATGTCTACTGTTCCGAATGCTTTAATACCGTCATTGAACTTGTCAAAGCCTGCTTTATATCCCACGAACCTCGTGATGTCGTCTGCGGTTGTAAACATCGCAAGGGAAGAACCTGATATCTTTCCAAGAATATGTTCCGCATTTGAGAGTTGATTTATTAAAGGGGGGGCATGTTTGATGACCCCGAGCCTTTGGAGACCCTGATAAAAAGCAGGGCCTTCTTTGGAAGCCGCAAACTGAATTGACTTTTTTAGATAATCGTTCCCAACAAGAGGTCCTACCGTCTGGTACATCTGGATTAGATTCCTGATTGCATTATATGGGCGCCATCCAAGATGGGCTGTGTACGAGAGGGTATACAATGTTCTCAAAACATCTTGATGCGCCGCCTCGGCCTGTTCTCCTTTGTTGCGTCCAATCGATTTCAAGAACGCCGAACTCCAAGCCTGCATCATTTTTTCGGTATCTGAAAAGCCTCCTCCCTGAAGCATGTCGAGGAAACGCATGGTTCTCCAGCGGAGGTCAGGATCCATCCCAGGCCTGTTGAGCTGGGTTACGAGAGTCCGCCATGATTCCCCAGTGTACAGTTTGAGATGGCCTCTTGTGATATATTTTCTCATGACCGAGAAGACATTCGTATCGAGGGCGAATGAGATCAGATCGCTTGAGCGCATGTTCTCAAACCAAGCGGTCAACTCTTTCGGGACGGTGGATTTTCCGAACGCCTTCTCTAAGACACGCTCCGTCACTTCAGGTTGATTCAAGTGAAGAATGGAGCCTTCGTCCACCGCCGCGCGGACGCGGGACATATAGTTGAACAGAAACATATTAGGGTCCATTCCGAACTTTGCAAACAGACCCGCTGTATCGTTGGGACCCTTGCCCAGCATGGCCCTCAACCTTTCGACGACGGCCATCTCCTTCTCGCCGAGGCGGAACTTCTCCACAATCGAGGCGCGATTCTCGGGGTTTGTCTCCCCCATATAGTAGAGGATTCCCGCGGCGCTCTCCATTTGCCTCTTTCGATTCCCCCCCAAAGACTTCTGCATGTCGTCGATGAGTTCGAGGTATTGACCATCGTCGCGAAAAGCAAGCCGCGCCCCCGCATCCACGTCGTTGACGCTCCTCAAAATCTCGATATTCCCTGTCTTCTGGGCATGGGTTGTGACCCATCCTCGATAAGGCTTGATCGTCATGGAGATGCGCGACAGGAAGTTTGGACTCTGTACCTCTGGGGGCTTGTCTGTATATCTCGGCCGGTACTCTGAAAAGTCCAGAAGAGGCGCCCCCTCCTTGTAGTAGAGATGCGCATCCTCTCCGACAAGCTCAGGCAGGCTCGACGGTTCGGGGATGTCCTTCAATACTTTTCCAAGCTCCTGGAGGTTTGCCGCCTCTCGCTTTCCTCCCGCCATGTAGACGACATACTTTCCGCCCTCGTGGCGAAGGACGCCGCCTGCGCTCTCAATCCGATCCGAGAGATTAGACCACGACTTCCACTCTCCCCCTATAAAGGAGCGTGCCTCCTCCAACGAAGAGACAAGATGATCGACCCCGTAGGCGGGCATCTGGACCCGGTAGACGCCCTGCGACATCCACGAGACGGATCCTTCACTTCCTTGGACGAGTTTCTTCGCGGCATTTTCCTTGGAGATGTCCTCGAAGTTGTCCAGGAGTTTCCAGATCTCTTTCGGCCCGCCCTTCACGCCGATGCCCCCCACCTCGAAAGTGACCGCATCCGGGGAGAGCGCGACCACCTTTGGTGCATACTTGGAAGGAATCTTTTCAAGCTGGATGCCTGAGTTTTCAAGCAGTTCCGCCCCGCTTCGCCCTGTCGCGATGATCTTTCCGCCCTTTATGGCTTTCAGGTTTCCCTCTCCCCCAACGATGCGGACTCCCCACTTCGCCATGGTGACCTTGAGGGTTTGAGTAGTCATGTCAGCGACGGCGAACTTCCTAATCGTCTCCAAGGGGTCAAGACCTTGCGCATTTCTTGCGGCCCAGTTCTTGATCGCGGGGACCTCTTCAATAAGACCGGCAAACCACGTCTTGAGGTTCTTTATGTTCTGGGCGTCTTCGGGAAGAGAGACTGTCGTCTCTACCGTTTTTATGGTCCGAGTCGCCTTTCCCTCACCCGCAACGTGGTCTGCCAGTTTCCTTACAATCTCATCTGCCTTCACTCCGGGAGGAACAAGAAGCCTTATCCCGTCCTTCGTCTTCCTTACGATGACTTCTTTCGCATCCTGGATAATCGTGACTGCAACCCGGGAGTCCTTCGCCCCGAGCCGTTTGAGGAGAAGACTTCCTGCGCGGGCAAGATTCCCCGTATTGGAGGTGTCTTTCAGCAACGCCCCAAGAAGGGAGTTGTTCCCCTGTACGACTGCATCGGGGACGCTCCCCTTGAGGCCTTGAAGCGTGACGGAAACGTTCTCCTGCCTGATTGAAGAAGGGGCCTTGAAGCCGCTCTTCCCAGTAGCAGGAGAGATTGTGTTGTCAAGAATCTTGATCTGCCTGTCTGGATATAACGCAAGAAGGCTTCCATCCGGAAGGTTTGCCGCATCGTATCCCGCTCTGCGAAGCTCGGTCGCGGCGAGAATGGGCTCCGTTTCTTTCGAGCCTGCGTCTATCGCGCGTTGCGCCCATGCCTGTGCCGCCTTGAACTCCTCTACCGGGGCGACCTTCCCCGCCGAGGCGAACACGTTTGGCGGCCCGCCTTCTTTCGAGAGCGGGATTGCATCCGATCCAGAAGGGAGAAGGGAGTCTTCAGCTTTGCGCACATATGATTCTTGTCCCTCATTGACTGAGATCTTCCTCGTCCTGAACTTCTCCATCGTCGCTTCAGAAAGAGGAAGGTGGTAAGTATCAGCAACCGCATTTTGTCCAGCTCCCGTGAAAGAGCCCGCCTTGATTCCTTCGGCCTCGACAGGAGAGATACCAGGTCTCTTGTCCAGGGAAACGAACGATGCTTTTGCATCTCCTGGCTTCGCCGCCTTCAATGCATCCGTGATTCCATCCTGGGCGTCCATCATCCTGACAAGGTGGCCTCTCAGGGGATCCAGTCTCAGCTCGTCGATATTGAAGAGACCCTTCCTCTCCCGAAGGTATTGCGTAAGGGCCTCATCGAGCTGGCCGAGGGTCTTTACCTCAACAAAGACACCTGGATCGGAAGGGTGCCTGACGCGGAATCCATCCGCTGTTTCCACCACGTCAAGGCCGATGGACTTCGCCGCCATCACGGTCTTTCCCATCGGATCCCGCGCAGCCAGCTCAGGATTTTCGGACCATCTCTGCCACTCATGCCACGCATTGATGTGATCTTGGACCGCGGGAGAGGCCGTCTCCAAAAGGGTCGGCGGCAAGTCACCCCTGTTCATGGTGCCTTCGTAAGCGGCCATCAATTCGGGACCCATAGGGCCTCTCTTGCCCGCCGCGTCCGTCACGTAGAGGCTTGAGGAAACTTTCTCGGCGCTCCGTCCGAACGACTTCAAAACTGTTCCCGCCAACTTCAGGAACGGACCCCCCCATGCGAGCGCGTTCCAGAAGAGGGTGTCACCCGCGGCATAGGTGCCGAAAGTTTTTGCAACGTCTGAGATGGAAGTGTTGATGTTTTGATTGTTCAAGAGGCGCTGGACGTTTTCACTTATGACTCCCGTAGCGCCCATTCCCGCCATCTTTGCAACGTGAGGCGCGAGATCGGCAAGGCCCCACCGGGCGAGTTGCATCTTCGTTCCTGAGGCGCCCAGCTTTGCCATGTTCGCAACGGTCCGCTCCGCCACACCTTGAAGACTTCCCGAGATTGCCGTTGTGGGAACAAGATGAGTTGCAATCGCATAAGAAGCGAGATCCGCGACAAACCCAAAAGGAGTCCCCAGCTTGGAAAGAGCCTTCGCAATGGGAGATAGGGAGGTGGAAGACTCGACCACATTATCGAGATAGGCGGACCCTTTTGCGGCATCCGATCCATAGAGCAAATCCCGCATCACTCCATCTTGGGGAGATATTTTTCCTATCAATCCGGAAACAATTCCCGCGAGGCCCATTCTTTTCATTGCATCAGTGGAAAACTTATTCAAAGCGGGAAGTGTCGCCATCTGCATGAACTTCTTCCCTATCTCGGGATTCTCAAACACGGGCGGTCTCATCTGGACTTTCTGCATGATGAGAAGTTTATCCGTTTCGGGGAGGTTTAGAAAACGTTGGTCTTTCTCAAACTGATTCGCGGCATACTTGAGCCTTATCTGCTGCTGGTCTGAGTAGGGAAGTTTCGCGAACCTTGGGTCTTTCTCGAAGGGGTAGTCCACCTACTTGTTCACTTCCGCATCGAAGGCGGCACCGGCACTCGTCATTGTCGGTTTCGTGTCAGCCACCCCTGTCTGTGTCTCGACGATGTTCCCCGCTGCGAGCCCTCTCTTGATAAAGAGGAACCAGGACGGTTCCCACTTCGAGGAGGATTCGAGAAGTTTCTGCATGGCCTTCGCTTGCGGAGTGTTCATTGCGCCCACCGAATTTGCCGCGGCAAGCATCATGGTCGCGTACTGCTTTTTTTTCTGGTCCTTTACCTTGAGAGCGGTGTCCATCTCTCCTGGTTTGTTTGCGGCTTTCGCTTTTTCCGCCTCATCTCCTGCCTTCATGTACTCGTCCTGTACCTTCATGACTTGGGAGGCCACCTCCGGCAAGACGACCGTTCCCGACTCCAGCATCTTCATGAGGACCGTGGCCTGCATCAACTTGTACTGGTCGAGCTGACCTTCAATGCCCGCCTTCCTGAAGTTGAGTTCCGCCGTCTTCAAGGTGAGTTGCTTGATTCCAAGGTCGAGAAGTTTGTTTGCGATGTCCAACTTTGAACCCATCCCCGCCCCCGAAGAGCGAAGATTGCTCTCATAAACTGCGGGTGCATTCTGAATGAGAGCCATCGCCTGAATCGTACCAGGGTCATTCAGCATCGCTTCTGACCTGTCTACAAGCAACTTGATCCCCTCAGGATTTGACTGCATCTGGGCGGCAAGGTCGAGGGTCATCGCCTTCTCGAACTTTCTCTTCTTCAGCGCAACCTGTCCCGCGCCCTGGCTCTGCATGACGGATGAAAGGAGGTCGTCCATCGTCGAGGTGACTTCAGGGCTTGCAGGTTTCGCCGCAGGAGTTGGCTTCGTCGTATAGGGAGGCTTCGACGTGACAGGCCGTGTCAGGTAGTCGATTCCTGCCTGCTTTGCCTCGGGAGTAGGAGCCGCTTCAGGAGGGATTCCAGTTCCCTCGCTGGGGAGGTCTTTTGTCGCCGCAAACGAAGCCGGTCCCGCGTCTGCGATGAACTGCTTCAACGGAGAGTTTCCCGAGAGGGCATCCTTTGCAAGAGCCTGTACCTCTGGATCGTTCTTGTATTTGGCACTTCCCGCAAGAGCAAGGGCCTGCGTAATGGGGAATGGATTATTTTTGGGGAACTCGCCATAGCGGACCTGGTATGCAGTATTCTCCCCCACGAGTCCGCGAACCTCATTCTTATACTGGCCCAAGAGATTCAGATTGGGGGTGCCCGTCTTGGGTGTCTCCACCTTCGTCACGACAGGAGTTGCAGGAGGAGAAGGAGTTGGAGGATTTTGCGCCGCCGCTTCAGTCGTTCCTGTCTCAGGAGGAGTCATCGCCGCGGTAGCCTTCTGGAAGTAAGAGGTCGCCTCTTCAGCGGCCTGTGTACCAGTCACCTCTCCCATCCCGAAACGGTTTATCATGGTGTGTGAAAAGTTGAAGTCCTCATCCGCGTTCAGAGGCGAATCTGCCCACGCCGTTATCATGGGCATCGCGGTCGATTCAGGGATTCCCATTCCCTGCTCGAAAAGAAGGGACATGAGTTTGGGGAACTTCTTTGCAACCTCTTTGGGGCTTTTTGTATCGGTCGTCTTGGTGATCTCCTCGATCATCTTCCACATATTATTCGATGTCTGAACCTTGTTCAGGCGTTCCTGATCGACCTCAAACTGTCTCTTCTGCTCCAGGAACTGCCCAAGCTGGGCAACTTGGGCGATCCCTGCCTTGAGACTTTCCATCCCCTGATTGGGGTTTCCCCCGATAACCGTGGGTCCTGCCATTTTCTAACTCCACCACTTCTTGAAGAGGTCGGTTGCATTCCCTCCCCCTCCAGAGCCTTTAATCGTTCCATAATCAGAGGGAAAAGAAGAAGTCGCCGTTTCTTTCTTCTTTCCGCTATCGGACATCCCCAGCGCGGCATATCCCTGCAACCCCAAACCGAGCCCACCCATGAGCGAATCGGCAAGCCCCGGTTGCTGCTGATACACGGGCGCGGAAAGGTCGCTTCCTATTCCCAGCATTGTCATGAGCTGCTGGGAATAGGTATTCGCCCCCTGAAGGTACGTATTGACACTCGTCTGCGTCTTGAACTGTTCCCCGCTTGAGAAGCCTGACAAGGCTCCTCCGAAAAGCTGGCTTAGAAGCGACGCCTGAAGCTGGGCCAACTCGGTTGAGGACTTCCCTGCCTCTGCTCCGATCTTCTGTCCTGCGATGCTTCCCAATGCCCCCGAGTAGAGGGAACCCATCCCCGAGAGGTTTGAGGCTGTCTCGCTGGTAGCGACATCGGCGAAATCCTTGAGGTTTGCCATACTGGCACTTTTGAAGCTGTCAGTCGGTCCCGAGATAAGGGCTTGCATCTCGGGCTGGGCTGCCATGAAGTCTTTCCAGAACGCATTGGGATCATACGCTTTCGCCGAGGAGACTGCGTTTGAGAGAAAGGATTCCATCCCTTTATTTTTCGCGGCGTACTCCCCGTTCGCCCCGAAAAGTTGCTGCCAGATCGGGTTGTTCGCGTAATCGGTGTTGATATTTTTTGTAGAAGGCCCAAGCCCGGGGATTTGATTGAGAAGCCACGAGAGGCCCCCAATCCCAGCCCCTCCTCCAAGCATCAATGCAAGATCAGCCACTTTGTCCTCCTCAGTCCGCGGTGGAGAAGCGCAACTCGCGTCCTCCTCCCCGCATCCTCAACACGACCTCCGCCACGGTGAAAGGCGCAATCCTTGTCGAGGTCGTCAACCTGAAGCGTATCATGGAGCCCATCAATTTGAAACCCACCTCGTCCTCATCTTCGTTCACTCCGATGGTCAGGGTACCGAGATTTTTCCACGTCAACCCTCTGTTCGTCGAGCCTTCCACGGTGAAATAGGTCGCCGTCTCCAGGAGCCTGTCCACCTTGAGCGACAACGAGAAAACCCTCTTGATGTCATTGGGTGCTTGCCAGGAAAAGTCACCTGTCTCCAAAACAGATGGAATCAAAGATCCATCGTAGTCGTCAGAGGCATCGGGATCCAGGATGACAAGAGCACCGGCGCGGCCAAAGGCGATCTGCTTCTTGTACGAGGTGGCCAAATCGTCAAAAGTTCCTGTCTGCGCGTCAATCGTACCGACCGCCCCATCAATTGTGGGGGCCTGTGTCTGCATCATGACCGAAAGGCTCGTACACGGGATCTCCTGCCTGCTCCATGCCTTGCTCTTGTAATTGTAGGCCCACAACGTCTGGATCAGGAAGGAGTTGTTCGGAATGGCAAAAAGGACACAATCGTTCTGCCAGTCTATCGCGGCGATCACGCCCTGAAGAGTCTTCAACCCCCCTGTTGCCTCTTTCCAGATGTCCTCCCCGATGTTTTGAGGGACCCCACTGGCGGCGCTGAAGTAATAGATACCGTCATCCAGCATCACGAAATGCCCATCGTAGAAGCGAGTAACCGCCTTCATCCCGACGAGGCCGGCGCCACCCGTATCTACCTGCTCGAAGTAGACGGGAAGGGTGTCTCCTGCTATGTTGGTCGGCCGTCCTATATCGATCCTGTCCTCGTAATAGCCGAGAAGAAGTTTGCCCATCGGCACGAGACGCAGGAGTGCGCCCGGCGAATAGGGCCTGTCAACCCATTGCACATCGGGGCTTGCAATGAAATCCTTGTGATTCGTCGTCTTGGTCCACCTGATACGCGAGCGATACGTCAGCCCACTCTCGACCGTGTAGCCTGCAAAGAGCCTGTCCATCCAGAATGTTACGGCCCTCGGCACGAAGAGAAGAGTCGCGGTCAGGGCACCAAGAGTCGCCCCGTCCCACGCCCACAACGGCCTGATTCCGTCTGCGAAAACGATCTTTGAATCACTCAGAGTGGAATCGACAAAAAGACTCTTGTTGTAGTCGAACCCCTTATATGCCTTGTACCCCGTTCCGTTGGGATACGTCAGCGTGGGGACCGTCGCCAGGATGAGATGACTCTTCGTGACGACTTGGGAGATGAGAAGTTCCGCGGCGCTTGCGGTCCCAAACTTCAGATCGATTGCATCGTTCACGCGGAGCCCCGCCGCGGTGAACGCTGTTGCTCCATTTCCCCTGACGTGCGCCCCACTGGTACGGATCGTTCCCGCACTCGTATAGAAGCCTTGCCTTACGAGATTGGTTCCACTCTGAAGGTAGAGGAACTTCGTATCGATGACGCCGATCTTCTGCGTCCCATCCGACTTGAAAAGCTGCACTGTATCCCGCAGAGGCGCATACGAGACGGTAGCGCCCCCCGCGAACTTGATGCTTCCGCTTCTCCGAGTAGGGCCTTTTTCCGTCACGTTGTAGTTGGACGCCAAGAAGACAGTTCCCTCGGGCAAGACAGTCGATGCCTTATTGCGTACCATTCCCTTATTGAAGTTGGGAAGCGGAACGTTGATAGGACCCTTGGGAATGAAGGTGTCGGAGAAGGCCATTTACGGTTTCGGTTCCTCGGGAGGCTTCCCAGCAAACTGCCCGCTTGAAATAACGTTAAAGAGGCCGTATTGCGTGGGCACTCCCACAAACGCAATCAACCACTCATTGAAGTGACCCGCAAGGTTCCCAGTTGCGATCAAAAGAAGGAGGACTCCGATCAGGCCCACTTCAACACCCGCGGCAATCCAGAACTTTGTGTTTTTCATCGAAGTCCTCCTCTTCCTTTAGACGTCCGGCTTGGCGACGACCACGATTCCGACTACTGACAAGACACCAACCAGCGCGTCCAGTAGGACCGGAACCCACACCGGCGTCACTGAGAACGCCAACAGGATGAATCCCGCAATCGCGAAGACCCCTCCTGTCGCCAAGAATGCCACGCCCTTTTTCTGCCTGTCCGTCATATCATGTCCTCCTGAAGATGCGTTTCGAAACTGGCTTGCCGTTTACTACGGTTGCCGACTTCCCAAATGGATCATACAACACAAGACCCGCTCCGTCTGTCACCACGAAATGCCCATGAAGAAGAGAGGGTTCCTGCCACTCATACCGGGTGATCTCATACTCGGCAGGCTGGCACAAATAGGCGAGGTCTTCTTTCGAGAAAGTCCACCACGTCTTTGTCAGGTTGCTCAAGATAACATCCGGCTTGAAGACAAAGCAATCCGCGCCTATTGTCTTCTCGACGAGGCCCTTCAAGAAGACTTCATACAGATCGATGTACGTCTTAGTGTAGTCTTCCGCGAGATGAACAATGCAGTCCAGATAACATCCAGAAAGGCCAATCTGGTAGAAGTCTGCCTGTCTCATTTGATCCCCATGTGCTTCGCAACCAAGTCATAAATGGCGTCGAGCCGCTTCTCGATATTGAGGTATGTCGCCTCCAGGATTGATATTCTTTTCGAGTCCTCCGTTTGACGATCCGCAATCGTCTTGATGGAATCCGCCCTTACAAGAGCAGATGTGCCAAAGGCAATGCTCGCAATAGAAACGACCGCCGCTACGACAAACCCCGCGATCCAATTATTTTTGTTGTCTGCCATTTATGCGCCTCCTGCCTTCAAAATCTCCACCTTCCTGTCCTGCCACTTCTTTGTCTGCTTCTGCGTCTCGATGTAGTCGGCCATGATCTCCGCGTTCAATTGCATCTCGGGGTCGACAGGCTTCGCCTCTGGAGGAACGTAGGGAGTCGCCACATTCCCCGCCGCAAGCCAGTGCTGTATGCTCTGCCACATAGGGTCATCGGGAAGAACGTTGTAGGGATATGGCGGGTGAGCGGTGGTGACAACATAGCTTCCATCGGGCATCGTTTCGACAGGCTGAGTGAAGTCTACGGTCATGCGATTCTCTCAACATTTGCGCGTGTATAAAGATTGACACCATAGGCGGGAAGTATTTGAAGACCGCCCGCAGTAATGTTAAATGGTGTAGGCCCCCCCAACAAAAAGGTATCAAACATGGCCGCCAAATTATTAAATACCCAACCCTCCCACTTCCACGTACCCGGCAATGCAGTACCACCAACCCCACCGGTATTCGTAAGATAAAGTGCCGTGTTTACAGCCGAAACAAGCGTCAATATCTGCCCCACCCCCGCCGCCGGCTGGGGAAGGGGGGCATTCTCCGATGCGAACCCGGTCACATCTCCAATGACATTACCTGTCACACTTGCTGTCAAAGTCCAAGGGCTTCTCAGCGTCAAAACAGGCGCGGATCCTGAAGGAAGTGTGAACTCGAATGCCTCAAAGGGGAACTTCCCCGTGTCCTCCGAGCCGGTGTCCTTGGTCCCTTGCCGGGTTGTCGAGATGAGGGGCTCAGCCAAGGGCAACCTCAATCGAGAGAGAGATATCGCTTCCCGGTACCGTCGAGCCCACCTGGTCGATGTCAATCGTCAGGGTCTCGTCAGCGGCAAGAATCTTGTTCGTGGCGTGGAAAGAAGTCCTGTTGTCGGCGTTTGCAGAGGCGGCAATTGTGATCCGCGTAACGCCAGAGAAGATGGAATCCGCCCCGTTCTTGTTGATGTCAATCAAGATGGACGCGCCAGTCGGGGCGGTCTCGCAATACGCCGTGACCTTCAAGATGGTGCAGGCACGCGGGAGAACTATTCTGGGGACCACGTTTGTCCCCACCGCGAGGAGGCCCTGAATAGAGACGCGGAGAACCTCGCGCAGGAACCCTGTCCATGCACCCGTTCCGCTCCAAGAACCCGCTCCATCAAAATCTCCATCGGAGCCGCTCCATGTCCGCCCTGCCCATACATACGGAAGAAGATCGTCGTAGTCGAACCAGAACCGCCCAAGATCATCATCGTCAAGTGCGCTTGCGGAAGGATCTACTTTCGTCGTGGGGGCCGTTTTCTGGTAAAAAGCGACCGCACTTCCTTTTCGATGCCAACCATGCTTCGACTGGGTTCCTGTAAGAGCACCTCGATGCTCTCGCTCGAACCTCTCACGCTCGGCGCTCTTGTGCGTCTGGATTGCGGTATCGACCGTCGAGAGCAGGTCGGAACCCGCGGGAGCGGCCTCAAATGCCGTGTCCCAGGTAATACTTGGAGCACCCATTACCAGTTCTCCAGAACCATCATCGCGTCCTCCCTATCGAGAGACATCTCTCCCGGGCTCCTCGTCGTACTCATGAAGTCAATTATATCCCTTTTCGTGCTGTAGGCCATGTCCGTCTCCTGCATCCAGTGATACCCTCTCCACAAGGCCCACATCATGATCGCCTCGTGGAACGTCTCGGGCATCTCGGGTTCGTCCGTGTCCAGCGTCAGGTCAGGCGGGATCCTGACGTACTCCATGTGATACCACAATTCCTCGTCCATGGGGCAATCGAAAATAATCTGAGCCCCGCGCCTGAAATACGAGCTGGGCCTCCCGGGGCTCGTTAAGCCATTTGCAAATGTCTCGGTCCTTTCGGCGGGGACTATTTCAGTCTCGTCTTCGAGACAGATGATTTTCTGCACCTCTTTGATCGCGCTCACACTTGAGAGGATGATGTTCTCCCCAGCTCCGACATCGGAGGCCTTGGCGAGCTTCATGAAGCGTTTGTACAAGGAGTACGCCCCCGTAGGTGCGGCAGCGAGTGTTGTTGCAAGTGTAGCCGTCCTGGAGGAGCCATCGTATGCGACGATCAACGTCAAGAGGGAAGAAGCATCGAGGACCCACCCGTTGTATTGGCCGTCGTTGGCACCCGCACTCGCATCGAGGGTAACGGTTTTTGTCGTGCCGGAGGAGATCGTTCCTGTTACAATGTGACTCTTGAAAAAGACTTCTCCCTCGGTCGCGGGAAACTGCACCCTCGAACCGTCAGGAAACTTCCAGAAGAGGATCTTCTTGTATCCGCGGTTGATCCACCCATCGAGGCGGGCCAGTCCCGCAGGCGTAGCGGGGTCGCAATTCGGAGGTTCACCCAGTTCTTCCCACACGTCAGTACGGATCTCGCTGAGGGTCATTTGGCTGCCATCTGTATTGCTTCGAGAACAATCGCGACCGTCATGGAACCCCCTACAACTGCCGCAACAAGTCCAGCAATAATTAGAATCATACAATCTCCTTCATGTTCGAGGGGGCCTCCCACCAATAATCTGTATCATGCGCAACAATGGTAGTTGCTTCCTCAATAGAACTTTCAGGTCGTAGTGCAGATACAAACATATTACTTGAAGGAGGATGCCCCGCAAGAGATAAGGCAGTTTTTTGCGTTACTCCATCCATCTCGCAGAAAGCAGTTGGAGTTGCTCCTCCCCCAAAAGTACAGAATCTTGCGTTCGCAACTCCCTGACTGTCATCCACGAAGACTTGAGACATTGAATTGTGCACCACGTCGAAAGAAGGTCCTCCCTGAATCTGTATCGTGTGCGCAGCACGATTGAAGAAGTAGAATCCCTTATAGCCAAGGATCCCTCTTTGTATAGACTCAGTTGTTACATAACTTTCCGCCGCGAATGAAGCACCTCCCGTTGTCATCATGCAGGTATACCATTGAACTCCACCAGCAAAAATGAGCCAGTACACGTTGGAGGTGTTCACTCCAACTCCATAAATAACCCCCGCGTATACTGACTCATTTCGCAGAGAAGTCAAAATATCAGAGCCAAGATCATATTTCAAGATATGGTTAACGCTGACTGCCCCAGTCTCTAATGCAATATAGACTGTTTGAACTCCATCAAAAGCCATCGAGACAGAATATAAATATGTTGCGGAATAGATTGTATGCACATCAGAGACAGCCCCGGTTAAGACATTTACCTTGAAAAGAATCAAAGAACCACCGGCAGAATCTGTTTTACGAAGCCCGTATAGGAACCCTCCGTAAGCAAAGAGACTGCTTCCATGCCCACTTATTTGGTAGTCTACACTTGCCAGATTAGACAGGGCATAACGTTCTCGAATGTAAATTGGAAATGCAGAAAAAGACGTATCAACAATACCGCCGAATACACCGAACCACTTCCCGGTTATTGCTTCGTAGACATAGGGGCCAAGAGCAACGCTTCCGGCAGGAACCCATCCCGGGCTTGCCTTATAAACGAGTCTCGTCCGCCCCCACCATTTTCCAATTGTCGCCACGATTACGCCTTCTTCTTTTTATTCTTTGCCTTTTTCACATGCTGGGGAAGATTTTTCGCATCTATTCCTGCGTACCGAGCATCCCATTCCTTTGCAATCTTGGGATGTTTTGCGTGCATGAACCGCATCTGGGCCTTGCTCTTGTAGGGCATCTATTTCTTCTTCTTCTTCCCGCTGAACTTCATCCCGATCTTAGCGAGGTTGGCCTGCTTCTTCGCTTTCCCTGATGCCTTGGGACTGGAGGCCACGTGCGCCGCATACGCCTCGGTAGACATCCCTGCCGCGTCCGCCTTCGCCTTGAACTGCCCGTGGCTATTTGCAAAGGCTTTCTTTATCCAGTTCTTTTTCTTTGCCATCTCTCTACCTCACCTGGAACGTCACGGTCACGTTCGCAAGACTCGCCGCTTTCAGGCCGAGAACCTCAAGAGGGGGATTGAAATGTTTTGAAATGAAAAGTGCCGCGCTTCTCCCTGCCGCCAAAGGGATCACATCCCCTGTTCCCGCCGTGTCCGTGATCCTGATGCGGGGCGCCCCCGTCAGGGAGTTTGCAACCGCAATCACTCCCGCCAGCCTGATCTTCGAGGTCGTTCTCGCCACGTCCCCCGTCGCGTTCATCGTAATCAGGTTCCCCGTCGAATTGGTCGTTGCCACTCTTTCCTCCTATGCGAGGTACACGTAAAGTGTCCCCGAATCAAGTGTGTCAATGGTAAGTCCGTTCATGAACTTGTACAAGGGGTGCACATCAATGAACTTGGCTCCGTCAGCTTCGCTCTCAAACGCCATGTCCCCCGAAGCCGTCTTCACGATGCACTTGTGCCCCGCAGTCGTTGCCGATATCCACCGGAAATGCTTCACGAACTTGATCCCCGTAAGCGCGAGAGCCACGTCCGCGTTGGTGAACTTCAAAACGCCTATCGCCGTGCCGGTCATATGCCGCGCCCTCTCGAAGAGAGAAAAGTGCGTCTCCTTCTCGGCCACGACTTCAAAATCCCTCCAAGAATCGTTGCCAAGATAGAGTCTCCGCAGGCAAGGCTTTCCAAAATCAACCGAGAAAAAGAGACTGTCCTGGAAAGCGTATCTGAAACGCTTTCTGTCTCAACAAGGGTCCGATTAAATCCGGCTGTCCTTGTCAGAGAATCAGAAAGGGCTTCATTTTCAGCAAGACTTCTCGAAAAGTACGCGACCCTTGATAAGAGATCACTCAAGACCTCACTATCCATAATACTCCTTGATCGCGCGACAATCGTACTGATCGTGTCAGAAAAGACCTCTGTATCAAGAAGTGTTGCAGAAAGGCCGCCAGAAACAACATAGAGAAATGCATCGTATCCAAACGCATCAATTTGAAAAGGCTGCGCTGTCTGGTAGAAAGTGTCGTTTCCAAACTTGTCAACGATGTATTTCATCAAGTGTACTCGTCAATAATCATTCCGCCGGCAGATCCCGCCCCGCCTAAGACGGCAACCGATATGGAACATCCGCCGCCTCCGCCGCCTCCCAATCCAGTTCCGGCCGCACCTACTCCACCAGTTGCTACGGATTTCCCAACACCACCAGACCCAAGCGGACCGGAGCCACCCGCTCCTGAGTTTCCAAGGATACCCGACAGACGAGTGCCATACTGTCCAGGATTGCCGGGAACGTTCAAGTCTCCGTTTGTAGGAATGACGCCCGCACCGCCAGCCACGGTAAGCAAAGTAAGGCCCGTAGCCATCCCTACTCCGCCAAGCCCGCCTTTGGCTGTCACGGTTACACCGCTTACAACGATGGTGCTATCACCACCGGTTCCTCCGGTTCCCCCTGTGTTTGCTCCAGCAGTACCCGCCGTTCCAAAGGTAGTGCTATATCCTGTTGACCCAGTAACGGTGAAGGTCTTTTCGGCATATCCACCAGCGGCCCCTCCGCCACCCATGGCATCGTTTGAAGAGGCCCAGGAGCAACCTCCACCACCACCACCGCCTCCGACGATTCTGACAAAAATTGTCTTGGTACCCGCCTGAGTGGTGAACGTAGCCCCTGCTGTCCATATCGTTGTTTTTATCCACCGCCCCGTTGGAACGGCGGAGATGACCCCTGCCGCCGCCGTGATCGATGTGCCATCAGGCTTGACCACGCCAAAGACGGACGAGGTTGACTGAGGCACCGTGATAGCCCCAGCCGCCACCGTGATGATCGTTCCGTCAGGCTTTACGACTCCAAGAACGGAGGCAGTAGCGACTGTAGAGAAACTTGTCTTCAACGCATTCGTAGAATCATAGACATGCCATTCGGTTCCGTTCCACTCTAACCTCTCACCAATTTGAAGGGTGATACTGATTATCGTCTTCAGAACCGTGCTGTCGCTGTAACTGATAGTGATGGCAATCGCGCCCGTGTCAACATTGTCCACGTTGAGATAACGGACAAAGCGCCCGGTGCTTCCAGCAGGTGCAACAACAAGATCAACCTGTGTCACGCCGTTTGTAGTCCCAACACTGGCACCCTGCGTACTGGCCGACGTGGTGGAGTCAACCCAAGAGGCGACAAAAGGACAATCAACCGAAGTCTTTGCCCCCGCGAGAACCGCAACCAATTTTCTATTGACAGTGTCGAGAATCACATCAGGTTCCCAACAGCGTGATCTCCCAAAGGAGAGTCATCGAATCCGCCGCGGTAATGACGACCGAGGGATTGATATTTCCATACGCCTGAGCCTGTCCTCCCACATCCGCATTTGCGTTGGAGAGGACCGCTTCATTCAGAGTGACACTTCCAAAGTCCGCCGCAACGAAGGCCGTCTGAAACTGGACAACGTTATCGTTTGCATTTCCAAAGGTTCCCTTCAGCTTGGGATACGTTGCGGAGAGGGCCTTTGCCGGACCCGTCGCGGTATGAACCCACGTCTGGGCCTTGGCATTTGTCGCGCTCCACCCGGTTCCGCACTGAATGAAGCCATGGGTGTTGTCGAGCTTTTGAAGTGCGGGAGTCTGGCTCATGAGGTCCGCGATCATCGCGTCCCCGTCATCGGTGACAATGTTGTGCGAAACAGATTCCTGCTTCAGATACGAGAACCGTGGATCCTGGAAGAGGCTTTCGATCCGCTTGGACGACAGGAGACCAAAGAAACGCAAAATCTTGATTCGCCGCAATCCGCGTTTCGTATGCCCATAAACCCTGGCGGTGATCTTCCCTGTCACCTTCGCCCCATCTTGCATCATCGCTTTCCTTCTTCCATCTCCGTCTCTCGAAGCATCTCATTCAGCGATTCTCTGAATCGGTACCTTCTCTGGAGGAAACGATACCTCTTCAATAGAAGAACGATGACGACCCCCTCCGCGAGAACAATCAAAAGCGCAACTCCAAGAAGGATCACTGTTTCCTCCTGGCGAGCTGCGCGATGTCCTGGGAGTCGGTGCAGGGAACGCCATACGCCTTGCCTCGGAAGAAACGTATTTTGGATTTTGGAAAAGACATCCCACAAAGGACGCACCGGAACCAAGGCTCCCCATAGCGCCCGGGGCCTGTTCCGTCCAACGTCTGAAGGACAACAAGATCGGTACCGACCATGCTGGGGCCGGTACCGGTCAGTGTGATTTCTTGGTATGTCCTGCCGGGCACTTTCGCACCCGCCCTTCTATGCGGGGGTGTGCGTCAGAACGTGGACAGCCGCGTTCGAGAAGCCCTTCACGTTTGCGACGATGACCTTCGCGGTACCGAGGGTGATCGCGGTCGTCATGGTCCCACAGGTCTTCACGATACACGGCAAGGTTGCCGCCTGTGTGAGCTTGACCGCGTAGGCGCTCTGCAAAAAGTCAGTCGCCGCAATCCCGACGACTGCAACGGATCCCGCCGCGGTGGGGCACTTGAACACGTACTCTTTGACTTGGAGTCCACCCGCGGCTTTCACTGTCGTCCCGGCGATGAGCTGAGTTCCTGCTTGAACGTAGGTAGCCGCTTTGACATAGGTGCCCGCCTTTACGAAGAGGGCCGCTTCAAGACTTCCGTATGTGTAACTGGTTCCCATTTCTGGTCTCCTTTCCCTTAAAAGGGATGGGCCTCACGAGGAGGCCCTGCATCTTCTCGATCACGCCCCGGCATTGGCGGCTGTTCCCCGGTAGTCGAAGAAGTCCGCTGTCACCCGTGCGGTGATCTTGAACATCTGGCTTCCCGTGTTCCAGTCGTCCTGGTTCCCATACGTTTTCTGCTTGCGCCTCCACACGAACTGGAGGTCATGGTCCGCCTTCGAGCCGAGCAGAAAATAGGCGGTCGTGCTCGTCAGGAAGTGATTCACCATGAAGCGGAACTTCCCCTTCAAGACGTTCACGTCGTTGTCCATCGAGTCGGGTCGCAGCTCGCTCATGGAGAGCCGTTCCGCGATCCACCTGAGCCCATAGGGGATGATGAGCACTTCGGGTCGTATCGGTGTGGGAATCCCGTTCTCCTGCACGCAGCTCTCGAAGAGGTCCATCAGCTCGATCAGGGTCGTCTCGGAGAGGGAACCTGCCGTGCCGAGGTTGTCGTAACCCGCGCCGCTGTCCACCAGGACGTGCGAATTGGAGAAGAGGGCCACCGAATCGAGACCCGCGCGAGTCGTGGTGACGAACCCCGAATTGAGCAAGTCTGCCGCCTTCATCTCCACGGTGTAGAGCATGGACTTGCCCAGCATCTCGGGGATCTTCTGGAGATATCCCGTTCGGTCGTCCTCGCCCGCGTTCTCGGTGATCTGTACCTGCACACCGATGTTGGTGTAGCGGATCGTCTTCTCATTTCCCTGCTTGAAACTCGTTGCGGGAATCGAGTCACCCTCGTCGATGTCGGGAATGGAGCCGAGGCCGCCCATCTGGCCCGCCCTGAAGTAGTTGGCCTTCCCGGTCTCGACGTTCACGAACTGCGTATACTCCGGCGGCGTCCGCAGATAGCTGTCGAAGTAAATCTTGTCGAAGTCCTTGTTCGTGAGCTGATTCGGGTTGACTGTTGAAAGTATTCCTGGTCCTGCCATTTCTTTTCTCCTCCTACCTTATCGAACCGCTGTACGAAGACCGCACAACTTTCACCAGAAGCTGCGCGAGGGTGCCCCACTTGTTGCCCGGAACCCTTCGGAGGCCCACGATCTCCAGCACCGAGGTCGTCGCTGCCGCGTTGAGGCATATCTTCCCGTTGGAGACGTTCATGATGCCGCACCGCTTCCCGATGTAGCCCGCGGTGATATTGAGAGTGTTCGCCGCCGTCCCGTGCTGGGCGCTGAACGTGTACCCCTCAAGGGCAGGAATGTAGGCCGCTGATGCCCTGGTTCCCGTAACCCCCGTTAAGTTCTCCGCGGCAAATCCGAAGAGGGCCACGCTCACGACGCCCGCGAGAGCGATCCTGCCCCCCTGGAGGGAACTCAATATGATGGGGTCTCCCGCCTTCAGTGTGGTATTGGAAACGGTAAGGCCCCTCTTCAGCCGGACCGCTCCCGCGTACTCGTTTGCCTCCCACAGAAAGCTGTGTGGATTGCTTGTGTTCGTCGCCATCTCTTACCTCCTGGCTCTATCGATTGAAACAGGGACCTCTTCGGTCTCCGTGGTCTCGATCATATTGGGAATCTCAAACCCCTCAAGGTTCCTGTTCGCCTTCCCCACCATCGAATTGACCTCTTTCATGGTGGCCCCAGCATTTCTCCTTGACTGCAATGCATTCGCTTCAAGATGCTGATGAAACAGCTTTTCGGGAACCATCATCAGCACGAGGTCGTCCGTTCCATCTTTGCGCTTAATGACGCGCGAAGAGGACACCCTCGATGCCCCCGGGGTCAGGACCTCATCCGGGACGTACTTGTACCCCAGACTGAGGCACTCCTCCACCTCGTCAGGCCGTTTCCAGCAGGAGTGCCATCCCTTCGGAATACCCGAGGACCGTAGAATGTTTCTGGGCTTCCCCCGGAGAGGGTCCTCAATGGAGAGGCCCTCGAAGCCCTTGTGGGCTTTCTTGCTTTTCTCCAAGGCGTCATGCGCACCCTTGCAGATGAAATAGTCCCTCGTATTCGCGTTGGACAACTCCGAGATAACCTCCTCGGAAAGCTCCCGGAAGTCTTTTTCGCTGAAACGAAGCTGGTAGTCTTTCGCCTCCAGCGCGAGAATCTCCTCGTCTGTGTGCTTCGAGGACACATCAACGACTTGCTTTTTCGGTGGAAGGGTAGGTTTTTCCCTTGAAAAGGTGAGTTTCGACCTCTCTCGCGACACAGGAGGCGATTTCTGTACGTCCGCGGTTGCGTTCATTCCGCCTGACTTATCGTCCATCTCTCTGAGGACTTGAGCCTTTTTTGCCACTTCACTTTCCTCCTCTTGCGGCGCGTCTCGCCACGATCACATCCACGTCCACCCCCGCGAGATCGGCCTTCCGGTGGTCTTCCGCGGTCCGCACCAGGATTTTTCTCCGAACAGCCCCGCCTCCTCCTCCGCTTCCTCCCCCCGCCTCAAGAGGAACGGGCTCGCGTCTTGCGGGGTCCTTTTTCCTCTCCTTCTCCAGGATCGCGTTCGCCCTCTCCTGGGCGATCTCATCGACATGGACAACGCGGACCTGGTTGAAGGCCAGCTCCAAGACGCGCGGATCCCTCTGCACCCCCGGGGGGAAGTTCGCCTTGATATAGGCTTGAATCTCCGCCTTGTACTTCTTGAAGGACGGCCCCGTCTCGGGGTCGAGTTCCATAATCCTCTCGGCCTGTTTGAAGTTCAGTTCGTTCGCCTGGGCGAGACGAGGACCGATCCGCCTATCGATGAGCTCGTTGAAGGTGTCGATGCCCTTGTTCTCGTCGAAGGCGTCCGTCTTGAACCTCTCCCTGAAGGCGGCATCAGTCTCCCCAGGTTGCTGAATGAGAGGCGCTTCCTGGGGTCGTATCTTCCCCACCGCATCCTCGAACGCCTTCGAGATCCTTTCAGTGGGATCGGGCGCCTCGGCAACCTTCTTCTCCGCGGCTTGGACTCTCGCGTAGAGATCCTTCTTGGAAGACTTCTTTACCTCCTCGGGAAGTTCCTCTTCAGGTTCGGGCTCCGCTTCTGTTTCATCCACGAACTGGGTCTCCTCTTCCTTGTCATCCTCGAACTCGGGCAAGAGGTCTTCGTCTTTCTCTTTCGCCATTAGTTACCTTCCTTCGCCATCTCGGCGATCATCTGCTTCAGGTCGTCCTCGGTCGCGTCCCGCAGTTGTTCCATGGAGGACCAGAGGCGTTCAAAACTGAGTAAAACCCCCTGTGCCTGGAAGAGGAGCTGGGGCTCCCTGGCTGTTTTGAGGACCTGTGTTTCCTGGTGCTGAATTGTTCTCACCAGTCCCTCCACCACCTTCCATCCCGGGCTGTCCAATAAGTCCTGGAGGCGCCCCTGGTCGTCCAGGAGCGATACCATTCTGGGATCCTGCTTGTCCATTCTCCATCCTCCTCAACATCTGTTCCTGGGCCATGTCCATCATTCGAAACGCGAGTTCTTCCAACTTGACAGGCGGCACGAAGTCCCCCGTCTCGTCCTCCCCGAAGAACTCCAGCATTTTCTCCATCAACTTACTTGTGCCAACTATGTAACGAAGCGCGGCCTCCTTGACAGGTTGGGGTAACTGAACTGGAGGTTGCCCCGGTCCGCCTGGCATTCCCCCATACACCTGCATCAGGAGGGGAAGCTGTTCCTTTTTGAACATCGTATATATGGACCACAAGGAGAGGACGTTCTGCCTTCTCGCCTCAAACGTTTGTTCTGCGTCTGAGGTCCTCACGGAGAAGCGCAACTTTATGGGGATCTCTTCTATCTTGATAGAGAGGGCCTTATCCAAGTCTTTCAGTTGTTGATCGGTAAGGCGGCCAATCCGCGTCTCGTTCTCCATAACCGTGTCCTTGTTCCACACGAGTTGAAAGACGGTCATCATTCCCAGAGAAGAGTAAGCGTCTTCCATCCCTTCCAGGATGGAGCCGACCATTCCCGAGGAGGCCCTGATCCTGTTGTTCTGCATCCCGATGGAGTCTCTGGACTTGAGGGTCTGGTCGGCGAAGCCAGCCATCGTATCACTCATAAGGGTGGCCTTCTGCAAGTAACCCCATGCATTGCTCTCGGCCTGCAACGAAGAAGGGTAGACTTCTCCCACTTCGAGGGTTTTGAAGTCCGCGACGTTATCAACAAGAAAAATCCTCCCCGGGCTCATCGTTTCGCGTGCTTTGATGCCTGAGTTTTTTCTCGCAATAAACATCTTCAACGTCGTCATGTGGACGGCGTTGATACGATTGTTGTGGAGGGCCTCCAATTCGGATTGCATGTGCATCCCGGCATGGCCCACTCCCGCACCGTCAAGACGGAAAGACTTCTTGATGAAGTTGAACTGCCGCACCATCCTCAAGCCCATGGGATTCACAATGGCCATGACAAGGACGCCGCCCTTGCGTGAATAGATCAGAAGGAGGTCTTCCCAGAAGCCGTCCTTCGGCGAGAGGTCCCATCTCAGATATACTTCGTAGAAATCCCACACATCCCTCTGGAGAGGGATGCCTTTCGATATCGCATCCGCATCAACCTCATGTTCAAGGGGTTCGGTGCGAACATCATCTTTCCAATTCTCATACTCGGTCCACTTCCCCGAAGCGAACCTCTCCTCCACGTCCTGCTCTTCCAGCTCGATATGCTGGGCGAACCACCTTGCCTTCTGGATGTCCTTGGTGCGCATCCTGTAGAGAGCGTCTTCCCTGGGGAAGACAATCCACTCAGGCCCGTCATGGAAGACCGCATCGACCTGGGTCCCGTCTTGAAGGGTTACTTTGTGCTTATCGGTTGTCCATGGGATTTTTACAAAGACCGTTCCCAGCGAATCGGCTTCCTCCTGGATTTCCCTGTCCTTGTCCCGCTTGTTCAGATCGAACTCGGAGTCCGCGAGAAGCTGAAGATAGTACTCAACCGTCTTGGCCACTTCAATGTCGTCGTGGTTTTTTTCCTGCAATGCAGTCACGCTCCAAAACGGTTTCTTCGTACCGAAACTGTTTTTGGTCATCCCGAAGACGGTGTTCGTCGCAATCATTTGCCCTGGAGGGCACACATTTGAAGAGTCCGGCCAGGGGACATTCTTCTTCTCGAACTCAGGTCGTGCCCACCTCTGCCTGCGGATTATTTTCCATTCCGCCTCTTCCCCTCCCCGCTCTGATTCGGCGAGGAAGAACTCCTTCTCCAGGAAGGCCACGATCTCGTCGTGCTCCTCCTTCGAGAGGAGGCCGACGAACTTCTCTTGCGGTGGCTCTTCTGTCTCGTCTACGTATGTCGTTTCGTCACTCATCGTTTTCGTCCTTTCAGATGGCCGTTCTTCTTTAGAATAGCATAGACTCCATCGAAAACCCTTCCATGAAAATATGCAAGTCTTTCTTCATCGGAAATGTCATCATAGAGTTCGCCTCCATAACGCATATCGAAATGCACTACAAATCTTTCATGGGCCATAGCGAGATGGAGACATTCGTGAGCAATAATTTCAAGACAGAGTTGTTCTTCATTAAGAAACATCGTTGCGAAATGCGAAGAGAACCACTTTCGGTCATCCATCGCTGGGTACTCATGGATTTGTGTCCCTTGTACAAGCCCCGCAGTATGGGCGTCATGCTCGATTTTCATTCCGTGCTTATCTGAGTAGAGTTCGACGTATTTATTCATTCCCTTCTGAGTGGAAAGAATAATCAGATCAAAGTATTCAGAACGAGAAGGGTCGGTTTTTATTCTATATTTTTTCACTTTTTACATCCCCGTCACTTTACATCGTGTCGGATCGCTTCGATAGAGTTCTTCTTCGAACTCGTCCGCGTCCATCTCCTCTTGGGAAGACGGAACCGTCAGGTCGGTCAAGCCTTTTTCGAAAGCGTCCAAGGCGTCCATCTTGAACTCGTTATTCGGGAATAACATTCTCTCTTCCTCAAAATCTTTTTCCTCCCCCTCCACGACCCAGACGAGGCCACGCATCAGGGAACGACCTACATTTGTCCTGATGCGGGCTGTCTTGTCTCCCTTGGCAGGGATGGGAACCGGATTGATGTAGTAGCCGCGAGTTCTGCGTTCCTTCTCAAGGAGCGGGGCAATGATCGTCTGCATCGCATTGCTTTCGACGCCGACCTTCGAGATAAGACCGTCGAACTTCTTACAGCCCTCGAAGATGTAGTCGAAGACCGTCTCGATGGTGAAATACCCGACTCGCGCCCAAATGAGGACGGCCCTCTCCTGCGAGTCGAGCCCTATAATTTCGATGGCGGTCTTTGATGCCTTCGCGGAGATGCCCCGATTCGTTCCCGCGGGATCCACGTACATCCCGATGGCGAGCGATCCGAGGCGCGTCAGCGTAATGGGGAGGTCGTCTTCCCAGTTGGAAAGTTCGTTGTCGGCAAGCTGACTCCACCGGATGAAGTACTCGCCCCGCTTGGGGGACCACATCAAGCCGCAGCGTTTCGTCTCCAGCTTGTAGAACTCGGAGACGGCGGGATCGTGGGCCTTGTTCGCATACTGGGTGATCGCGGTCCACGGGTCATCCTGGAGGAGCTTGGCATAGGTGGCCTTGTTCATGACCTCCGGGAAGACTTCGATTCCGTCTTCTTCCCATGAGCGATAATAAACGGTCCACACTCCCGTCTGGGAGACAGCGAACTCAGGCGTCAGGAAGCCCTCAATCTTCTTTGCATCGTTCATGATCGCCGAGTGAACATCGTCGGCGCCATAAAAAGTGCCGCGAAGATTTATTCTGGAGTTCAGATCAACGAGAAGAGTCGTGGCGTTCGTCGCGAACCACTTCTTCTTTTGCATCATCGAAGCGTTGCTTCTATGCTGGGCATCCACGTCTTCAAGGCCATGGATATCGTCGATGTCCAGGAGGTCAACGTGGACACCTTCAGAGGCGCCGGTGGCACCCCCCGCAGAGATCGTAGGCTCCGCGTAGTTGCGAGTCCTGTTAGGGAGGACGAACTCGGATTCGTTCCAGCGAGACGCTGACTTGCCGGGAACATACTCGGGAAAGAGAAGGGCGAACCACCCGTTCGAGTCGAAGGTTGCTTTGGCCAGGTTCTTGAAGGTGTGGGCTCGCTCAACTATTTCGGAGATAAGGCGGATCCTGATGTTCGGATTGCGGAGGGCCTCCCACGAATCTGCTCCGTGCCCGCAGACGGTTGACTTATAGGAGGAACGGAAGATGATTTCCGCTGCGCGAGCGCCATCCTTCATGGAGGCTTCGCTCTGCCTGAAGTTCGCCATGTCGAGATGGAGGGATTCGTTGAGCTTCTCGTAGGGACCCGAGAAGGCGGCAACCTGAGTGAGAAAGAAGAAAAGGGAGACGAGGGATGCCTGGCGGATGAGGGCGGTCATCATGTCGGAGGCGGAAACCTTCCCGGATTCGAGGTCACTTCTTATTCTTTCGATGAGGAGCCGGGGATTGCGGACATACTTCTTTGCGAAGAGAGGGGCGTCTTCGTGAGGAAGGATCTCGAACTTCGACTTGGGACTTCTCAATATTTCTCCAGCCGCGGGCCGTGACCTGCTTGGTGGGATGCGGAAGACCCGGAAGGAAGAAGAGGTTTTTCACTTCTAATTTTCCAAGAGGGCTCTGTTGAAGTCATCCACGCTCGCTTCATCTGTTTCGTCGGTTTTCTTTGAGAGGCTGAGGGAGGGCCACTTAATAGGAGGAAAGCCGAGGATGCGAAACACGTAGGCGAAGGCTTGCCGGGCAAAGGCCTCGGGAATGGCGGAGGCCCTGCCGCCCGCGTTGGTGATGCCCTTTCGATTGAGGATGTCCTGGGCGGCGGAAAGCTCTTCCCGGGTGACCTCACCTCCCTGGGCGGCACGAGCAAGGGTGCGGGCCGCATCGGAGACGGCGGCGTCGAGAATGGTGTGCGGAGACTCGACGAGGACGAGAGAATCGTCCTCCATGGAGGTGTCCTGCTCCAAGGCGGGCTCGGAAAGGGGAGGGAGGGGTTTCTTCCTGGGCTTCCCAGCCCGGATGCGTTTGAGGGCCTTTTTCTTCACGAGCGGGGTCCGCCCTTTGTGAACTCGAACTGGACGATGTGGTAGGGTTTTCCCATCCACCCGGTCCAGATAGAAAAGATTTTTCTCTTCCCTTGCTTGTGCGTTGTCCAGTACGTGAGGGGGAGGAGCTGCTTGAGGTACCAGAGAAGTCTTGTTTTGGTCATCACTTAGAGTATCGGTGCAGGAGAAGGCAATCTTAAAGGTGACACCAAATGGGTGGGAGGGTCGTCAGGGGATTTGGGGGATTCTCTCTTTTCGCGCGCCCTCGTGTCCAATGGGGGTGGGGCTCTTCGCCTTGCCACGCGTGCGATAATAGGTCAAGAGCTGGTCTTGCTATCAAAGCAGAGTTAATAAGGCAAGGAGTAAAAGAATGACAGAGTATCAGAAGCTATTGAAGGCTGGGGCGCACGTAAGACACGCGCCCCTATTGCCTCAAATCACGCGCGACTACCTGCGTGCAAGCGCAACCAGGGTCGGCCTTTTCTATGAACCGACTTCACAAGTGGAAAGGAACGTAAAAGAACTACGCTCTATCGTAGCGGGCAGCAAGAGGGAATGAAAAACATGGATACAACATATAAGGTAATGGCAAACGGATACAAACTTGCCGAGTTCAAAACGCATCAAGAAGCAAAGCAATACATTCTTGACCATGACGGGAACGATCCGACAAACGTCGAGCAAATGTATATTGTAAAACAATCGCGCGCGTAATCGTCGAACACGCGTTAGAAGGCTACAGAAATGTAGCCTTTTTCATTTCGTCTCGCAGTGGGAAAGAAGTGTGCCAAGTGTTTTTGTTTGCCAGTGTTAGCGGTCGTTAGCGTAGGGGAAAGCTAACGGTTGAAATGCTCTATCTTCTTATATTATATATAATAATAATAATAATAATAATAATATTAGCATACTTTTAGAGGATGAATCAAAGAGAGAATATAACAGTTATACATTTTTTGTTGATTGTATGCACCGGAGAGAGTCAAAACATGTATAAATGACGCTAACACGCTAATAACGCTAACGCCCATACACAGTAAGGAATTACACGATTTTCACGACCGCTAACGAACGCTAACTATTTTGATATTTATACACTCCATGCATAACGACTCAAAAAACCATCCATAGAATCATACGTCCTCCCCTCTCAAAGTCTCACCTTGCCTCACCTTGACGCATAAAAAACGGCGCCCATTACGGCGCCGTCTCTCTTTCTCTCATTTCTGCCCTATTTGCAGAAGCATGCCTCACTCATCTTGCACGGCTGCATCATGCTCCCGATGTTTCCGTCAATCCAATTGCCGTGCCTCGCATCAATCCATCCGTCTCCACTGTCTCTCTTATAGAATGAAGAAAAGATACGCGCATCCGGCTCCACCTTGAATAGTTCCTCGAAAAAGTATCCGTGTACGTGCCAACACGCAGCTGCAATCTTTCTATCACTATGCCAGCTATGCCGTACTCCCGGCGCCGCTATCCGGTCTTTTCCTTTTCCGAGTGCCGTCTCTTTTACCGTCAAAGTAAAGAGGAATCCTTTCCCCTTTTTCTCGAATCGCTTGAATACGATGTTCCCCTCGAAACGATCTCGATTGATAACGGCAAGCGCCGTTTCCATAGCTGTCTCTGTTATGTTCCTTGCAATCATTCCGTTACCTCCGTTTCATCGCTTACCCTATACACCGGATACGGCGCTTTTTCCTCATCGAACCAATCATGCCCAAAACAATACGCTTTGATTCCTTCCGGGTTCGGAGACATCAGATATCCGGCGCCCGGTGCGCATGGCGAGCAATACGCGCAAAGCGTATAGAATGGGCTTTTCATGATGAAAATGTCCGGATCATCAGAAGACTGAGAACAGAGATATTCTCCATCGTCCAAGGTAAACGCGATAGCTTCCGTCTCGTCATCTTGAATCTTACCTTCTCCGTCACAATCCGGGCACGAATCGTCAAGATCGTTTCCATCTTCATCTTGAGAGCACCCGGTCCCCAAACATGTTTCGCACTTCTCAGGCTCCGGGTACTCCCCTTCACTCGAATCCGCCCATGCTTGCAAAACTTCATTCTGGTTTATTACGCCATAATGAATCCTATTCGATAGGTCGATGTTTGTCGTTCCCATTCCGTAATCAATTCCGATATAGTCGTCTTTCATTCCTTTGTCTCCTTTTCTTTTCTTTCCTTTTCTTGTTCATCCACTTCTATAGCAGAAATGACATCTTCCATAATTGCATTAAACTCAGTAGCGTCACAATCTATGTTTGATTTTCCGTCAATCGTAATATCAACAAGATTACCAGAGTAAAACTCGACGAAAACTCTATGACCAGATAATTGTGAACATGGCCAATATGCTCCATCTTTATGTGCCCATTTGTAGGTATCATTTGCCGATAACCATACCTTAATAGACTTTCCGAAAGTTTGCGTTTTCATACGCTTTTCCTTTCATTCCATGCTTCTTTTTTTGTCATATCTCCTCCCTTTCCTTTCCCCATATCTCGAAATCGATATAGAATTGACTCACGCTAAGATTCCCAAAAACCAGATCATAGGTCGGATACTTTTTCTTATACTCAGCAAGTATCTTGACCGGATCGTCATTCATATGTGCGTGGAAACCATTTTCAAACGTTCCATTAAGGTTAGTGAAACCTAAAGAAGACAAGTCAAGGAATGCTTTCACACACGTTTTAGGATTGTTAATGCATTCCTTTATATAATCGTCCGGGCTTTCCTTGACACAATCCCCGCACAGACAAGTACCAGACTTCCCGTCAATCCATGCATACATCGTCCACTGATAACAGTCTCCGGACGTTCTGAAGTACCTTCCGCATTCCTCGCAGCTTGTCCATTCATCGTTCCATTCCAGCTCGAAACGTTCTTCTAACGCGGAAAGCAATCCTTTTGGGACCGGGTTCCAATCTCCGAAAAGAATACTTTCCTTTTCCGTGGAGTACCCCGGCTCGCAATACTCTCCCATATCCCCGTACCACGCATGGAGCTTTTCAAGCCTTGCAAATACCCTTTCATATGTTTTCATTCCTTAGTCTCCTATCCCCGCAAAGCTCAATTCATGCCTTAATTCCGACAAATGAATAAGGCAATCCGCATTCCTCATTTGGCCATAATCCTCAATCTGGCCATTCCTTATCATGTACCACGCTCCGGTCTTCCGATCTATGACTACGCGCCCATTCTTTCCTGAGTATGCCTTGAATCGATTTTTGCTCACTTCACTACTCCCGGCAAAAGGAATTGCGCATCCTTCTTGTCAAGGTATGCAAGCATGCTCTTTCCTTCCGTCTCGCAATAATCGTGTCCATAAAATCCCCAACACGAGTCTATTGTCTCTCCGTCTTTATCTTTTATGACGTATCCCCAAACATCCCCGGTTAGATATTGGTCAAGCGCTTTGCATTCCCCTTGAATACATTCCATCGCGTTTACTTTCCAATATCGACCGCATTCCTTTTTTGCGGTTTCCTTCTCCACGTACATGAAACCGACCTGGCCGGAATCCCATACGTCATTAAAAGGATACCGGTCCCCTCCAAGTGACACACTCTGCCCGGAGTGCTGATATAGATACAATCGAGCGATTATATCTCCCCGTCTCGAATGTTCCTCATACCATTCTTTTTCCCGGCCGATAATGGATTCCCCTATGAATCCCTGTCTATGCCAGTGCACAATCTTGACGATATGTTCCCAATCGTCCCATGGCTCCGGATCGGTATCCTGCTCAATTGTGAGCGTGTACCTTTCCTCAATTTCTGTTTTCATTCTTTCGTACCTCCACCGTCAGGATACCACGCCCATGCAACACCAGGAGGCCACTCGCGCCGCGCTCCCTCCTCAACTCCCCGCTTTCGAGCTTCTACCCGCATCGGGCTCGCTCCGCTCGGTCTTCCCTCTCGAAATAAGCAGCTTGCACTCTCTCCCAAAATGTGATACAATTCCTCTTTGAGCTTTGGCAGTCTGACCCTGAAAAGGAGGAAAGCCAAATGAAGCGGCCGTGAAAACACGGGAGCCCCGGGGGAGAGACAGCCCTTGACCGGGGCTTTTTTTTTTGCTTGCAATTTCCCCGAATCCATGCTACAATACCTCCCTGTGTGAGAGCGTTGCATCTCACCCTTTCGTGAAAGGACACGTCAAGCCAATCTGGAAAATCGACGAGGCGTCTTCCTTTCGCCCTCCAATTGGGGGGAACGCTATGACGGCCTTGATATGGAAGTGGGCTCCTTTCTTCCTGCGGGCCGTCTCCCTTTCCCCCCTCTTTCCTAAATCTTCCGCGTGGAGGCATATATGCCCGAGAAGCGCACCCCCGAAACAAAATCTTATCTTGCCATGGAACGTATCGCATCCCTTGACGAAAAAGCCCGAACCGGTCGCCGCGGCAAACCCTACAACGGTCACCGCTCATGGAATGCGTGGAACGTCTCCCTTTGGATCGGAAACGATGAGGGGCTCTACAACCTTGCTCTCGACTGCCTTACACGCTCGCGCGCGCCGCGCGCAAACGGCTCATCGCATGGCCGCATGTACGCCGCACGTCTTTTCCTCCGCGAAGTAGGTACAGAAAAAACTCCTGACGGTGGTAAATACAACGTCACCTGCGTCTACGAAGCCCTCGAAGGACTCTCTTGATGCGCTGTGAACTCTGCTGGAACACCATCCACGATTGGGAACCTTCCCATCATGGAGTACATTTGCTCTGCATTCTCCGCGCTCAGGAAGAGAACCCCCGCAACCGCGACGAAGGCCCCCATTCGACAGACGACCACGACTACCGGGAAGGATACGACAGATGAAACGAGTATTGCTTTTCTGCGCTTTTACCCTCCTCGTCTCTTGTTCAAGCCTCCCCATCGACGTATTTCAGATCCGCGACAACACTTCCCTCGAAGAGATGCGCTCCCTTGTCTCAAAACGGCCTGACAAGATAACCCACACTTTTCGAGCTGGCAAAGCCCTCGAAACGTGGCTCTGGCTGAAAGAAAATATCTCCATCACTTTTGAGAACGGGCTCATCCTTGAGTGGCACAATTAGTCAGGAGGAAAAGATGCGAATCGTAATTCATCTCGACGGCGGCCTTGTCCAATCTATTTTCAGTGAAATGTCGGAACCCATCGAGGCCCTCATTATCGACCACGATACCGACTCCGGAAACGAAGACGACCTGGCTCAAACCCTTGAGGGGAGTTTCTTCACGCGCATCGAAACCTCCGAAGTTGACGAAGGCATCGTCCATGACGAGTTTACTCTCTTCGACGCGGGCACAATCCTTTCCGCGATCCTTCCCGAGAAAAAGAAATGAAGTGCATCCGTCTTCTCTCCACCGGCAAGTTGATGCGCGTCCCCTCCTTCCAGGCCCTCTCGATGGTCGAAAGCAAGCTGGCCGTCTTCATCTCGAAAGAAGAGTACAAGGCGGCAAAGAAGTGAAAAAGATGCGCGTTCTCGTAGCCTGCGAGTTCAGCGGGATTGTCCGTAACGCCTTTGTCCGAGCTGGTCATGATGCCATATCATGTGACCTGTTGCCAAGTGAAACCGAACGGCCTGACGGATGGGACGGGCATTATCAAGGAAATGTGTTAGAGCTGCTGTCAGACAAATCCTATTCGTTTGACATGATGATAGCCCATCCTCCATGTACCTACCTGTGCAATTCAGGAGTCCGCTGGCTTGCACCGGGAGGAGTACTTGAACCAAAGCGCCACAAGCTCATGAAAGAAGCCTGTGACTTCTTTGCCACTCTCTATTGGGCTGACATTCCTCATATCGCCATTGAAAATCCAATCATGCACAAGTACGCACGAGACTACTTGATGTCAGTATGGAAAGTTCCCACCTTCACACAATCAATTCAACCTTGGCAATTTGGTCATGGTGAAGTAAAAAGAACGTGCCTTTGGCTCCGAAACCTTCCCAATCTCAAACCTGAAAAAATTGTCAAAGGGCGCTCTCCACGCATTCATCACATGGCACCAAGTCTTGACCGTGCGAAAGAACGCAGCCGCACATACCAAGGCATCGCCGATGCAATGGCTTCTCAATGGAGCAATTTGAAGTGATCGAAATCCACATCTCCCCTGACGGCCTTATCGAAGCCTTCGGCCTCATCCCGGGCCAGATCGTCAAACTCGTCTTGCCCTCTGGAGTCTATCTCGTCCACCGTCACGGGGTCTTTTCCCACGTCCACGAAATCGAAAGAAAGGAAGAAAATGAAGCAAGACCGTCCGAAACCTAAAACTTCTCTCTTTGGGATGCTGGCAAGATTTCTCGCCCTTCAAGCCCTTGTCCAGAATAAGAATGAAACTGACCTCGAAATCTTCTCGAAGATGCTCAACAGAAAGTGGGAAAACGGTGGTAGGATGGCCTTCAGTTCTGACTTTCGCAAAGTCCACCTGCACACCCTCAAGATGCGAAAGGGTATCAGATGACTCAGCTCCACGGCATTGATTTCGACCTTCCCAAAATCGTCGTCAGGTGCGAACTATGCGGAAAGATCGTCCTTCTCCGGGGGCCGCTGGATCGCGTCCGCTTCCTCCTCTCCTCCCTGACGACCTGCGTATGCGGCGAAGTCCACGACTGCCTCCCGAATGCGTCTTCACACTCTACAATTCTCAAGTAAAGGAGAAAAAGAAATGGCAAAGACTATCGAAAAGATTCCCTCAAAACTCGATCCCGGGATCGTCAAGGAACTCGGCCTCATCAAGAAGAAAGCCTCCGAGCTGCCCCTCATCATCAAAACCGACGAGGAACAGGCACGCATCGGAGCCCTCCAGAACGCGGTTCACTCTCTCATCAAATCCATTGAAGCCTGGTACGACCGGCACACCAAGCCCATCAACGACGCCCTCAAAGCGTTACGGGCCGAGAAGAAAAATCTTCTCGCCGAGCCTGAGGACTGGAACGACAAGGCTTCTCATCTCCTGGCCGACTACTTCTATCGCAAGCAGGAGGCAACCGAGAAGGAGCGCCTTGCCCTTCAACGCAAACTTGACGCGGAAGCCGAAGCCGCCCGCAAGCGCGAAATTAAGGCCCTCAAGACGAGTGGGGATAAAGAGGGCGCTCTTGCCCTCGCTGCTGCTCCTGTCGTCGCCCCCATTGCCGAGGTCGAAAACACCGCCAGCTTGGACGGCAAATCCTTCCGCGACGACCTCGACGTAACGATCCTCGACCTCGCCGCGGTCCCTCTCGAATACATCAAGCTGGAACTGCGTCTCCAGGCCGTGAAAGACGCCTACAAGTCGGGGGTCCGCGACATCCCCGGCCTCATCCTGAAGCCTATCAAGACCCTCGTGAATCGGGGATGATATGGAAGAAAAAGTCTGTCTTGAAGTAATCGAAACAGGGCAATGGATTGTCCTCAATGTCGTTTTCCTTGATACAGGAGAGATCCGCCAGCGCAAATTTACGCGAGAAGCCTTTTTCAAGCGTCTCTTTATCTACAATGACTGGGTGAAAGACCTGCGCCTTGAATACATTTCCTTTCCTCAATTAACCAAGGCGCAGGATGAGCTTTCACGTATCCGCTGGCCCGACACGACAGGACAATGAGGAGGTAGGGGATGAAATACTTCCTCTCGGCCTGCCTCTACTACGGCCTCTGCGTCTTGATGGGACTCCTCCTCTTTGCCTGGGCCGTCTGGACAAATTAGGAGAGAACCGATTTTTCTCTTGACACCGAGCCCTGTTCCGTGATAGAATCCTTCCTGTTCCTGGCGTGGAAAGGCCCCCGAGTCGTTGACTGCCTTGGGCCTTTCCTTTCTTTTACATAGAAACGAAGGGAGCCAATCTTGCCTGACGAAATCGACCCCCTTGATTACGACCATCAGACCGTTTCGCTCCGCGAAAGCGTCCTTCTTGCCATCGAGGCGGCCAAAGTGGGCCAAGTTATGGGCGCCCAGCAAGTCATTGGCAACTTCAGAAAGAAGTACGACTCCGATCTTGTTCCCCCCGAGCTGGACTTTCCCGAGCCCATCATTCCCAGCGACGCGATCCCCTTCCACCTTACCTACGCTGACGGCGACAAAGAAGCAGGAATGCCCCTTCCGAATATGGATATCGACCCCCAAGACGGCATCATCCTTGAGAACTTCGGCACCCTTCGCCAATGGGGCCGCGAGTGGGTCGCCAACCTCGGCGGGAACGCCTCCCTCGTCCACGAGGACCACGCCAAGCGAGGCCCCCTTATCCAAGCCCATACCCTTGACCTCTCGCACGTCAAGGACCCCACCCAAGCCGTTGTCTGCGGCTCCGGGGCCTCCCTCGAAGACCTCAAATCGCTTCTACCCGCTTTCCCTGGCGTGGTCCTCTGCGGCGCCTCCAACGCCTCCACCGTCCTGGCCGCGGGAAGAAAACCTGACGCCATCCTCTCCCTCGATGCAGGCTCCGCCACGGTCGATCATCTCAAGGAGTGCCCCTACGACGAGATGGGCATCCCCCTCATTACCTCGACGATCATGCACCCCGATGTCCCACGTCTCTTCCCCACCACGAGGAAGTGGTTCACCTCCCTGATCCAGATGGGCGCTGGCGCCAATCATCCCTTCAACGTCTTTTCCCAGCTCATGTTTCCCTTCATCAATAGCTATATGTTCCAAGCGGGCTGTACCATCAATGGTGAACTTCTCCTGCTCAATATGATGGAAGAGATGTCCTACGCAAAATTTGATGCGGTCTACCTCCTCGGGGTCGATTTCTGCTACAAGAAGGACGCCCCCCGCTGCAAAGCGTACAAGTACGTCAACGATTCTGATGATTTTGACGATCCCTCTTTCGTGGAGCTTCCCCCGAATACCAAGAATGGCGTCCCCACCACGATTCCCATTCGCCGCTCCTGGAACGGCCTCATCACCGATCAAGTCATGCTCGAATACAAGCGTTCCCTTCTCACGTTATGGGTCATCACAAAGCTCCCCTTCTACGATTGCTCATCTGGAATACTTACGGAGGTACCGCGTGCCAACTTTGAAGAGCTTGCCAAGACGGGTTTTGGAGCCAGGCCCCCTGCCTACGACTACCAGTACATACTCAGTGCCTACAACGCATATCTCACCCGACTTGGTTACGTACCAGGAAAGGATGCGGGTTCTGAGGGAGAACCGCTCGACGATCTCCTATGGTAACGGCCTCGACGTCGAGTTCACGGATTGGCAGCTCGCGAAGATCGCCGAGATCAAAAATCGAAAGAATCTCAAACCTCTCAAGTGGGGCGACATCCACTGTGCCTGGCCCGGGTGCCCTCGAAAAGCCCTCGAAGGCCGCGAAAATTGCTGGAAACATGGCAAGCTCGTGAAGGCCCTCGGCGCCTTTATCCGCGATTATTAGGAGGAAACAATGAACGTATATTGGGCGACTCTTAACGCACGTGTTGACTTGACATATCCAGAGTACAATGTTGCAGGCAAGGTAAAAGTCATGCTTGCCTCTGACGCCGAGTACGAGATCGAGAAGGCGCGGCGGGAGGGCAGGAAAGAAGCGAGGAATTACGAGGAGGCTATTTCTTACGTCGAGAAGATCCGCTCCGACGAGCGGGAGCGGATTCTCGCCAAGGCGAGGGAGTACAAAGACAATAGCTACACGGCAGACAGGATTGTGCGCTTCGTCGATTGGCTCGAACACGCCGAGCACGGCGGACCTACCCCGCAGGAGCCTAAGCTGCTGGAGCCCCTGATGAACATCACGGTGGCGGATCTGAATTGGGCAGACGTGGTGCTGGCGATCCAGAACACCATCGAGAGCCTCAACCAGACACGGGAAGCGGTGAACGATCTGCGAAATGTCTGAACCCCTTCTCTTGCGCCGCCTGGGAGAGCTGGTGAATCTCGATGACTGGAAGGATGCCTCCGTGGAGGAGTGCACTCTTATCCTTCGTCTTCACCATCACATTCATAGCGGCAAAAGCATCTCTTCCAACGACTATTCCGCCTTCAACAAGCTCTATAAGAGGCTGAAAGGAGAATCCGGTGATAAGCCAGGAGACCAGAAATAAGTGGACTCGCGAAGTCGAGTTCCTCGAAGAAAGCGGATGGGACGAATGCTCCGACTGGGAGTGCGGTTTCATCGAGGCGATGTCCATCCGTCTCGAACAGGGAGGGGACCTCACCTTCAAGCAGTCCTCAAAGCTGGCCGACATCTATAAGCGCGTTCAGGAAAAATTGGGATGAAAATACGAGTGTTTTGTGCTCGCCATCCCATAAATCTGTTGAAGATTATTGGGAACAGGGAAACTGCGACAAAAGGAAGGGACATCCTTGTTGTTCCATGCAAAGAATGTCTTTCTGAATCACGTCAAGTTGGGGAACGTTCCGAACATGAATTTCCTCGTGGAGAAGGTGGATGAAAAAGAAAACAGATCCAGATACGAAGATCATCTTCAAGCGAGAAGTCATTTCGTGCCTCTCGACCGGGTGCCCTAACAAAACTACTCGAACCGTTCGCCAACCGGGAACGACTATCGTTCTTTGTGAGTTTCACTTGAGAAAGGTAATGGGCTATCTGCAATGGGCCAAAACAGAATGAAAAAGTTTCCTCTTCCCCTTATCCCCACCGGCGCCTCCGAGAGCGGCTCTCACTACACCGGCCTCTTCGCCAATTGCAGCTGGAAGTTTTATATGCGCTTCGTCCGCGGGTGGAAGCCCCTCAAGACCTCTTCTCCCCTTCTGAATGGATCCTGTTTCCACTTCGCGAAGGCTGTCTTCTACGCGACAGGCTCCCAGAGTGAAGCCCTCAAGGCAGTGGCCAGGTTTCTTGCAACGATGCGCAAAGAGTACGAAAGCGAAGACGAACTCAATCTTGCCCGCCTGCGTCTCCCTTCGATGGTCTCCTCATGGATTGCCAAATACGGCTTCCAGGACTTGAAGAGGTATACCTTCCTTGAAATCGAGAAGGAGCACTCCATCACGCTCCTTGGCGGCTTCCGCTTCACCTTCCGTCTCGATGCCCTCGTTCGCGACCGCGACAAGAACCTCATCATCCTGGAGACGAAGACCTCGGGATGGCGCCCCGAGCTGGCCGAGCTGGAGATTTTCAACGGCGACCAGGCAACCGCCTATGTAGCCTCTGTCTCCGAGCTGTACAAGACGCCTCCCAAACGTATTTATCTCCTGCCTGACATAACCTCGTGGCCGAAGAAATCCACGAAGGTCTCCCAGATCAACTGCTATCGAGGCGAACTTGTCCAGAGGACCGAGAAAGACATCGAAGAGTGGAAGCTGGGCAAGTCAAACGAGCTGGCTGAAATATCTCAGAAGGTCGAAGCCCTCAAGACTCACTCGGAGTATGCTCTCTTCAGACGGAATACTTCCTGGTGCACCTCTTTTTCTCGTCCGTGCGAGTTCATCTCCGTATGCAGGCAACGCTTTCCCGCAGGGCATATCCCCTACGGCTTCCGGAAAGATTCCGACCTCCCCGACTTGTTCCCCAAGAAAGGAAAGAAATGAAAAAGAAGAAGATCACGATTGAGGACCTTATCCGAAAGGAAGGTCGAGAACCGGGAGGAATGGTTAATTTGGCTTCAATTTGGATAAGATACGCCACTCCTTCAGCCGCCTTCTTTGATTGGAAGGGTGTATATGGGAGCCAAAAGTGAGGCGATTGAAGTTTTTTGTGTTGTGGATCCGCGCCGCATTTCGACTCACTCGAATCGTGTGGAGTGGAAAGGTTCCTGATAAATGGGACTTCTGGAAGGCAACCGGGCCGATGATGAACTTTTGCAGGAGACCCAGATGAAAAGCGATAATGAAATGGCCGAGATCGCCCGTCTCTTCTACGATGCATACATGGAGGCCGCTGAAGAGGCCAAACCCGGCTCCGCCGACCGCCTGAAGGTTGCCTTCCACGGCATCACCGCGGTCGGTGCTGCCTTTCTCGGATCCCTCATCGGTTCCTTCTATAAAGAGCGCCCCTGGAAGAGGCATGTCTTCTTCACTGGGATTGCGATGAAATCCCTCAAGATCGGCGTGGTCGGTCTCTTCCCGGGTGTCTTTACCAGACAAGAAGCTGTCTCCGCGTGGAACATATGCGCCGAGTCCCTTGTCAGGAGTCCAGAGTTTTTCCTTCCCGAAGAAAGCGAGGCCAAGTAATGCCCTTCACCTCAAGCGAAGCCAAGCGCGTTCCCTTCTTTCCCTCCATCCTGCTCTCGGGTCACTCAGGCTCAGGGAAAACGTACAGTGCCCTCCTCATGGCGAAAGGATTCGGCGGAAAAGTCGTCCTGATCGATACTGAGAACAAACGCGCCCTTGTCTACGCGAACCTCTTCAAGTTTGAGCACATCGTCTTTGAGGCTCCCTTCACCCCTGAACGCTGTCGGGAAGCGATGAAGCTCGCCATCTCCAAATCGCCCAACGTCATCATCTTCGACTCTGCAACGCATGAGTGGTGGGGGAAGGGTGGCATCCTCCGCGAGAAAGACGAGATGCCCGGTACGAACGATTTCGTGAAGTGGGGCAAACTAACCCCCCGTCACGAGAGCTGGGCGGGAATGCTTACAATCAACCCCAAGTGTTTCCACATCGTAACGTGCAGGGCGAAAGAGAAGTCGAAAATGAAGAAGAATGCCGAAGGAAAGCTCGAAGTCGTTCCTCTTGGGATGAAGCCCATCCAGCGCGACGACTTCGCTTTCGACTTCTCCTTCGGCTACCTTATTCAGCATGACTCTCACAAGATCAAAATCTTGAAATCCATCGAGGAGGCCCCCGAGCCTGACGGACTCCTCACTCCCGACTTCGCATCGCGTCTTGCCGCTTGGACTCTGATGAAGAAAGGAAAGGCGAAATGACCGCATACCCTGTAACCAATCTATCCAGCAAGGGGGGGGAGATGCCGGAGCGTTGTCTTTGCACCTCTGACGAGAACGGTCCGCACTTCAACGGCTGTACCATCCACGGAAGCTACCATACCCCACCCGCCACCGCTGGCACTTCGCGCCATCATTCAGGAATCGGTAGATTGGTCTACGCCAGCGATACCGACGATATCGGCCAGTGCTGGTGTGGTGATTGCAGGGAATGGATTCCTGCCGACAAGTGGAACCAACCATGTCTCTCAAAACGGGAGAGGAGAAAGAAGAACCGACGAGTCTCCGCTGGCACCGAGGGGCCGGGGCTGAGAGAAGCGCTTGATCTATTGCGGCGTGTTTGCGAATGGCACGCGCAGGAGACCATATACCCGACTCCCGAATGTATCGGAGAGGCGCGAAGGTTTGTTAGGCGAACAAACCTCGCCCTCGCCCGCGTGGAAGGAGAGAAGAAATGAAAGCAGTTGACGTGAAGATTCTGAAGAACGCAATCAGGCGCGCAGACCGAGACAGCGATCCACACCTCGCGTCAATCCTTCGAGACTTGGCATCCGGTGCGATCGAAGTAGTCGAACGCACGCCCCCCGAAGCGCACGCCGAGGCAGCTATCGAGAAGTTGAAGATGGACGCCGAGCACTTGCAGTATGAACGTGATGAGGCGCGGGAAAAGCTCGCCGCCATGGAAGCTCCCGTGGATTCATTAGGTGACCTACCCTCATCGTGGCCAACCAACGAGGCAGAGAGCGCCGCCCTTTCAGAGGCGCGGAAGGAGAACACCCCATGATGAGAGAGAAACTTGAAGCGCTGGCGAAGCATTACGAGGATCTTGGTGAGCAGGCTTATCGCGTTAATCACGTCATACCTGATATGTACTTCGGACCAGCGCAAGCAATCCGCGCGATCCTCGCCGCCGAACCCGATCCTTACCTGCGCGATGCCGTGGTGGACATCGTCTGGTGGGGCGAGAGAATGCAACTCGGAGTTGACCACACGGCTGACCGCATCTGCGCCCTGTTTGAGGGGGGGGGGGGGGGAGAAAAGAATGGCAACTAAGGGATACCTGATGCTACTCGGAGGGATGCGGGAAATTGAACGCATCCTAAGAGAGCGCATGCATGAGGATGAGGCTACGATCAAGGAATGTGGAGTCCCGATGCTCGTTGAATCCATGGCAGAGCAGATCGAGGAATTGAAAGCGCAACTGGCGGCTAAGCCCCCCGAAGCGCACGCCGAGGCGGGGGATGCGAAAGCCCTG